GCTTAAGAGAGATCGTTTCGTTTTTGTTGGCTGGTCTGGACTTCTTCTTTTTCCCACTGCTTACCTTGCTCTTGGTGGTTGGCTTACTGGGACAACTTTCGTTACGAGTTGGTATACTCACGGGCTTGCGAGTTCCTATCTTGAGGGTGCAAACTTTCTTACTGCAGCAGTTAGCACTCCAGCAGATTCTATGGGTCATTCTCTTCTTCTTCTCTGGGGTCCTGAGGCTCAAGGGGATATCGTCAGGTGGTTCCAACTTGGGGGACTCTGGACTTTTGTGGCGCTCCACGGGGTTTTCAGCCTGATTGGGTTTATGCTTCGTCAGTTTGAGATTGCTCGCCTGGTCGGCATCCGTCCTTATAACGCAATCGCATTCTCTGGTCCTATTGCAGTCTTCGTGAGCGTCTTTCTGATGTATCCACTGGGGCAATCCAGTTGGTTCTTCGCACCTTCATTTGGTGTAGCAGCAATCTTCAGGTTCCTACTATTCTTACAAGGTTTTCATAACTGGACTCTTAACCCTTTCCATATGATGGGAGTTGCTGGTATACTGGGTGGAGCACTACTCTGTGCGATTCACGGAGCAACTGTAGAAAATACTCTGTATGAAGATGGCGAGCAAGCAAATACATTCAAAGGATTTGAACCTACGCAAGAGGAAGAGACTTACTCGATGGTTACTGCAAACCGATTCTGGTCACAGATTTTTGGTATTGCTTTCAGTAATAAGCGTTGGCTTCATTTCTTCATGCTTTTCGTTCCCGTTATGGGCCTTTGGACTTCTTCTATCGGTATTATTGGTCTGGCTCTTAATCTTCGTGCTTACGACTTTGTAAGTCAGGAGATTCGTGCAGCAGAGGACCCAGAGTTTGAAACCTTCTATACTAAGAACATTCTATTGAATGAAGGTCTACGTGCTTGGATGGCTCCTGTTGATCAACCTCATGAGAACTTTGTGTTCCCAGAAGAGGTCTTGCCGAGAGGTAACGCTCTCTGATATAATAGAGGGTCTTTAGGCCCTCTTTTTTTATGTTATATATTTTTTCTAAGACGGATTGTGGACCATGCATCCTAGTTAAAAAATATTTTAAAACCATGAATGATCCTAGAACGGAATCTATAAAAGAGATTCTTCTGGATGTTGGTCAAGAAGAGAGTATTGAATTTGCTAAAAAACACTCCATTACTGCAACTCCAACTCTTATTATTGTTGATGCAAATGGAGATAAAGCTGAAGAATATGTTGGAGCTGTTCCAATTACACAAAACATTGTAAAATTGTTAGATGATTACGCATAAAGTGATAAGTTCTGAGACGCCTTACAAACTCGCAGAGATAATTAGAGACACTTGGCCTCAACTTTATATACCATCAAAGGATAAGGAAAAACCCGATGAACCTCCCAAAAAACTTTGAACAAACTTCTGACGAACCTTATGTTCGTCATGAATATAAGTTAGTTTATTCTAATGATCAGTCTGTTGTATTTGATAATTATGAGGATCTGAGACGATCCTGGTGGGAGACACCCGATCAGTTTTTGAGTCACGTTGAAGTTTTGGATAAGAAAAAAAAGAAAACAAAAACCAAAGGATTTTCCTAATGAAAAAGTATAATGAAGAGTATTTTTCAGTAATTGATAAAAAAACTGGAAAAAAACTATTGGATTGTGGTGATGAAATTGATGCCATTACTATGGTAAATTTTGCCCCACACAATCGCACTTATACTCGTAATAAATTTTTGATGGGCCAAGTTGTGGATATTGAAATGCCTAAGTCACTTCCTACAAATGAGATTGTTGTGAATATGGATGGTGGTGTTGGCGGTTCTTGGGAGGTTAAAGAACCAGAAAAATTACCCCAAATTAAACTTCCAGAGGGACAACAAGAACCTTTTAGGGTATGAGTAAGTTTAAGTATCCCAACGACCCACCTGATGCCAAGTGCCCTTATTGTGGGGAGTCTGGTAAACCTTGTTCCCATATAGACAGTATGGCCAGGGCGTATGCTCGTGGTGTTTGTAAAAAGAAAAATCAAAATTAGCCTTTGGCTTCATTTTGACCCTAAAAAATTTCCCGGTAAAAAATGACCCCATAGGATTTTCCTATATAATATCTGATGTTGTGTTTTTATGCCAAAAAATCAGTTGTTGAAAGATGAGTTTAAGGTTAGAGTTATGAAATTGAAACATCAACTCCAATCTGAACATAAGTATCCTGGAGAAAAAGAACTTGCCAATAAGTACTTAGATGAAGTATTATTCATTATTGATCAGTATTCTAGATGAGTTATGACTCTACCACAACAAGAACACAACTCTCTAATTGCCACTAGAGAGTTTCTAGTTGATTTAATGAATTCCAAAAAAATTCCTGGAGTTCCAGAAAAAGTTAGGTTATCTGCCAGAGCTCTTCTGAAACACTATCCAATGCGTCATAAAATTGATGAACTTTATTCTGGGAATACATTTTCAGAATATGTCTCATCCAATAAATCTGATATTACTGAAGAAGAACAGGAAAATAATAATAGAATCTATAACAATAATCAAACTTGGGAAACTCCAGGATTTAAATGGAAAACTGAGGTTGAGTTTGTTCCTGCAGAGTCGTAAGACTCTTCACGGGGAATTAGTTAAACGGTATAACGGGTGCTTTGCAAGCACTTATTAGGAGTTCGATTCTCCTATTCTCCATTCTTGACAAATAGGCTAAATAACTTATAATTACTAGGTGTTTAGTATTCGTTTATGAAAGTTCCTAACAAATCTGAATTGATGCACCTTCGCCTTCAAGCTTTTATGCGTGAATTTAGATGTGATGATATTGAATATATTGGGATAAAGAAAGGAGAACATTATTATCGAATTGCTGATCACGAAGTACCAGTATCATCTATCGAAGATTTAGAGGAAGTATCATGACAAAGCCTTATTTCATTTACGATGCAGAGTCAAAACGAGACAAATGGAATCGAGGATTGGACTTGTTTATTGAAAGTGTACATAAACCTGATAACGAATTGAGACAAGCTGCTCATGATCAAAAATGTTTTCATGAACTTATGGATGTAAGAGATACGGTTCTGGAATATCTAAAAACAATTCGTTGGGAGTGATATGGAATACTACTACGTTTGGTTTTTTCTATTTGTAATAGCTGCATATTTTATTGTAACTGACAATAGTGTATCGCAAGCAGTTTATTATGTTAGTAAACTTTTAAAATTTCAATATGAAAAAACTAAGTGGTGGGTATTTAATAATCCTCGTAATCCCATAGTAAAATATTTAATGTGGAGACGGGCGATGAAACTTGCAAAAGAGTTAGAAAAAGAATTTAACAAAAATAATGGCAGTTAAATTAATATGTTTTGAACCCTGGAGAGGAGTTGGTATAACCAAGTATGATAGTGGATTTGGAGATAGAATTAGATTTTGGGTTTTAGCACATCACCTTTCTACTATTATTAATGATGTGCAAATAATTGTAGAAGAAAAATATTGGCCTGAATTATTATTAATTGATTTTCCAAATACTACCTCACAAGATATTTCTTCATTGAAGTTATCTAAAAATCAATTACTCCCAATTAGTTGTGAAAAAGTTAGAAATATTATATTAACTGGAGATATTAATTTATTAAATTCTTCTGACGACACTTACTATTATTTTAATTTTTCTATACATCATATTGGCGATATCTTTGGTGGACTTGATATCACATACAACTTCATGATGCATAATGCTATATCAAAGATTAAATTGAATGTACCTGATGCTTCCAATTTTATGCAACAGGAATTTTCAGATTGTTGTTGCATACATTTGCGAAGAGGTAATGGAACTTTTCCTACTTTAAAATTCTTAAGTGAGATGGAACGATTTTTATCGAAAGAAGTTGTGGATTCTTATTGGAAAACATTTCATAAAGAAAGGTTGGGAAATTCTGTAAATTCAAAACAATATAAGTATTATGATTTTTTAATCGAAAGAGATACTGATATTGAAAAAAAAGATTTACCCACAAACACAACCCTTCGAGACTTTAATTGGGTAAATGAATATAAAATCATAACAGATGAAGATTATTTTAATTTAATCATTAATACTATTCTCAAAGAAAATTGCAATCAAAAAATTTACATAAGTTCAGATATTCCCAGAAAATATTATTCATATTACTATGATAATTTTCCAAGTAATATAATAGATGAAACTCTTTATTTTGAGACATTCTTAAAATTTTATGAAAACAAATTTCCCCCAGAAAAATTAGAAAAAAAATATTCAGTTCCAGTTTCTAAAGTTTTTGAAAATGTATTTGACTTAATGATTGGGTGTTATTCAAAAACAATAGTTAAATCAACTTCGAATTGGAGTAAGATTGCTTCATTGTATAAAAGAAAAAAAATTATACACGCAGGAAGAGTAACGTCAGTCAATTCTTTGGGAAATTGGATTTTTATGGATGGGGAGATTGACTTTAAGGATGAATTCCTCTATAATCAAGTGAATTCCAAAATTTGATATGATGACAGAACGTATTCTAAACCTTCGAAACATTGCTTTTTTTGGACTCACACTCCTAATCGGTGGGTCTATTGGATCTGCTGGTGGATCTTCTCGTTCTACACAAGATACTTTGATTCTCTGTAATCAAAGGCCTCACGAATGCAAGTTCAAGTATGACATTTTAATGTATGAAAAGGAGGGGAGAGTTCCTTACGTTGACCCGGCTAAAGTTCAACCCAAAACTCAAACTAAAGTTCAAACTGAAACAAAATGAAAGATCTTAGAATCCCAAGGTTTCCTTCTCATAATATTAAAAAAGATGATTATGTAAAGTTTGTCGGTTGCACTCGGGAACAAGTCAACTGGGGAAATAATACTGATCCAACTGACCTATTAATTCATGGTGGAATTTATTATGTACAAGAGATAATTGTAAAATCATCTCATACTAAATTAATTCTTCGTGGAGTTGAGGGAAAATTTAATAGTGTGTGTTTTGAGAGAATGTAATGTCTCTTTCTGACAAAGCAAAAATCTATTACAATGTTTGGTGTTGTGCTTATCGTAGAAGATACGAAGCAAAAATAAAACAAGACTGGGCATTGTATGAAAGAGAACATTCAACATTGTTGATGTGTCTGAATATGAAAGACGCTAAGTGGGTTATATTTGACAGTGATAAAAAATATAACATTTTACTGTCCCTTGACAAAACCCTTGAGTCAGAGTAGTATAGTGGACGAGAAATGAAGGTTCAAACAGATGAGGTGTAAAGTGCAACTCTATGTTGCTGGTAAGGTATTCGATGAGATTGTCGAAGCCAGAGATTATAGAGAAGCGAGAGAAGTAGCTCTTGCACGAAATCCAAATGCAAAAGTTATTGGTGTTACAGCTACATTCAAATGAAAAATAAAAGTCATCAAGTAAAGTCTAAGTGGTATTACATCTTCTGGGGTGTTATGGCTGTTGCCGTAGTGGGAGGTCAAATTTATGTTGGGTCAGGTTATCGTGAAATGGCAGAAGCAACAAAGGGTTCTGATATTCGTATAACTTGTGAAGTCTTTCCTCCATATATTCCTCCAGTAAAAAAAAGTAACAACACAAGGAAATTCGAGTAATGTTTTCTATACATGATCTTCAACATGATGAACGCCGTTATGGTTGGATTGTAGATAAACATTACGATTGGATTAATATGTTAAATAAAATGCAAAAAAATAATCCAAGACGATTCAAAGAATTTCGTTATTCACAAGAAACCATCTATAACCATATAGATAGATTGCAACAAGAACAGAACTTGTACGATTAGAATAATGAATAAAAAAATTATCAAGGTAATTCAAAAAGATGATTCTTTGATGCAACTGACTTGGGTAATTAATAATATCTGTAACAATAGATGTTCTTATTGTGTACCTGCACTGAATAGTGGTATTGGTCACCATTATAGTTGGGAAAATGCTGACAAATTTTTAGATAAATTATTTGAAAAGTATCCTAAAGTTCACTGTTCTATAAGTGGAGGAGAACCAAGTCTTAGTCCTTTCTTTCCAGATCTTGTAAAAAAGTTTAATTATTCTGGAAATACTGTAGGTACAACTAGTAATGCTTTCCAACCAGTAGAGTATTGGAAAGACGTTTCAAAATATTTGTACTATATTTGTTTTTCATATCACCCAGAATTTCCAGTCAAAGACTTTAGAAAAAAAGTAATTGCTTCTAGTCTTAATACTTACGTTACAGTAAGAATTATGATGCTTCCATCTGCCTGGGATCATTGTGTAGAAGTGTTTAATTCTTTGAAAAATGTTCCTACTCTTCTTGTAGAACCTGTTAGAATTTTAGACTGGGGTGGTTCAAATAGAGAGGCTCACATTTATACCAAAAAACAGTTAGATTGGTTTGAAAAAAAAGAAGTCTTACAAGCTCATATTAAACCAATGGGCCACTTAATTGATATAAAAGAACCTGTAGACACAGAATCTTCCTTTCAATTAGATGATGGATCTATTGTATCAGGTAATGATGCAAATCCTCTTCAATTCATTAACTTTGGAATGACTAACTTTGAAGGATACACTTGTGAAATAGGATTGAAAAGTTTGTTCGTCCATTATCATGGAGGAATACAAATGGGAAATTGTATGGTTGGAGGATTTATTGGAGAAATAGAAAATTTTGAAAACATTCAATGGCCGACAGAACCAGTTATTTGCAATAAAACTGAATGTCATTGTGCTACTGATGTCAACGTAAGTAAATGGGCGCCAAACTATGATGAATACATACAATGAGGAGTATCTAAACTACTAAAATGAGCGAAGTTCAATTCAAGAAACATAGAGTGTTCCGCGAAACAGAAGCGGTAGTATTCTATGATATTTCTGTAGATGGTTCTAACGCACAGGACCTTGTATGTCACACTGGACCTGCTATCTCTCCACCCGATGACATTGTGGGGGCTAAACAATTTTATATTCATTATCACCAGATTGATCACAACCGTGTTTTATCTGGTCTTCGCACATTTGAACTAGTAAACCCTGAGTGGAGATACCCATATCATATCGTTCATCTGAATCGCAGTTCTGGTGCTCTCGTCATTCCTAAAATGACATTTCATCGTTCATACTCTGGTGCAGAAGGATCAATAGTTATCAATCAAGCTATTCGTGACGAAGAGTTTGATCCAGAAACAGAATTTGTTCCAGTCTCTGCTGCAAAAAATCCAGATCTTTATCACATTCTTGCTCACGAAAAACCCGTAATCCACACTCTTGGTGAATAACTCATGGTCATTTCTACTGGTGAAAAATTTCCATATCCTATGTTTCCATACCGACTTGAATTAATGGATGGTAAGGACAAACGAATTTGTTGGTTCGAATGTCAGGAACATGTGGACAGATTCTTGAAGAGACAAAATTTGAAGAAAAAAGACTACACTTTGGAGATTAAAAAGTAATGGCTGATTATGATTGGATTGACGATTGTTTCCGAGTGGAAGAAAAACGATGGGGAACTTGGACTTCTTACGATAAAGAAGAAAAAGAACTTCTTACTTCTCTTCATAAGGATGGATGTATCAATGCAACTCGTTGGTATTTGAAAAATAAACAAGAAGGGTTTGTAGAAAACTCTATTAAATATGAGGGGGTTGTAGGAGGAAAACTCTGATGTATGTTCCACAGGTTAACGATTACGTTATCTGGAATGATGGAAAAGGTGTGGAGGGTTGGGTCTATTTTAAAGACGATGCATACATAACGATTGAAGTTTGTGTGCGGCCTAAAGACTGTATAAATTATGAAGCTTGTTCTTTACATCGTAATGAACGACTTTTAGTATTATGTTATCACGGCCAATGGAAGGAATTATCATATGTCAGATCTAGAGAATCAGTCTATGAAGAAACGGAAAACATTATGGCGTTGGTGGGCTAAAGCACTTGGAGAAAAGGCATCTAAATGTGATAGAGAATCAGATTCTGTTGCTCGGATACGCACCTTTATTTTTATTACTTACTTGGTTACTAACTGTTTTATTGTGGCTGGAGTAATTCGACATTGGAATGATACCTCTCCAGTAATTTACATAGAGATTAAACAAGAAGATGGACCACAACTCCCAGAAGTCTAGTACTACACCACTTATTATTGTATTGGGAATTCTTTTTTTGCTTGACCTGGCCATAATAGGTGGTATACTGTATAAGGGACACGCAAACTTTTCAGAATTATTTAAACATTTGAATCATGGCTAAAAGAACTTACACAATCGAAAAGAAAGATCCAACACACGCTCAAGTATGGGAATGGAATGAAACTCCAGAATTGGTTAAACTCCTTAAAGAATTACACTCAAACAAGTCCACATCCAGCACTGGATCCAACAACTCCGTGGTATGATTGGTTATGTTACTGTGAAATCTGCGAAAGTCTAGGGCCCATCCCAGGGCAACCTTCTCTTCGCAGATTTATGTCATATAGGAGATATCTCAAAGAAGTAGGTGTATTATGATTGCGACAAATTGGTTTCAAAAAAAGTGGGGTCTTGAAGATCCTGTTTTGACTGATGAACTTTATAATAGGATTGTTGAATTGGAACAACGAGTTAGAGTACTCGAAGAAGAAAATATAGAAACTACAAATGAATTATATCGTCTTGAGAACTCTTTGGATGCTCGTATAGATATTATTGCTGAACGTTGTCAAATTAACTACGATGTATGACTTGGATGACTTTGAACGTGCCCTTGCTCACTTCGGCACAAGAGTTGACATCATCATTGCGCTTGAATTGGGTGGGAAGATTGATTCTCTTTCTGCTTACAAAGAAATCAAAGCAGAACTTAAAGAACTTAAACGAGCAAAAAAACAGTACGGAAAGGACATGTAGTAAGTGTGGTGAAACTAAACCATTGACTATTGAGTATTATCAATCTGTAAAGTCTTTTAAATATAAGTTTAGTTATTATTGTAATAGGTGCAATAATCCAAAATCTAAGGAATAAGTATTGACTTATAAATACTCTAAACGTAGGTAATATCTTAATATAAACTATGGCTCAATTGACATCCAGTGGAATAAGGTTTGCAACTATTCCCGCAGTAGATGAATTAAATTCAAGAAGAGGAATTTTTCCTACTAGCACTGCTTGGGTTTTTTATCAAACCTCAGCTCCTACTGGATGGACTAAATCCACAACTCATAATAATAAAGCCCTTAGAGTAGTGTCTGGAGATGGTGGTGGATCCGGAGGAACAAATAGTTTTACTTCCACTATGAGTAGTTTTACTCTTGGTGGATCATTAACCTCCTCGAATGCCACAGGGGGAACTGAATTATCTGATACCCAAATTCCTGGGCACGTTCACCCTACAGGAGTAAGGTTAAATGCTGTTCCTACATTAAACAATCCAGACGGTGCTTTTACTGGATGGAATGGTGGTGATGTAGCTCGTAGCACTGGTTGGACTAGAAATACTCCAGCAACTGGAGCTACAGGTGGAATTCCTAATGGAGCAGCACACGCTCACCCTTTTAGTGCAACAGGAACTCTTACAAATCAATCTGTAGACATAGCAGTTCAATACATAGATGTTATCATCTGTACGTTTGATGGATAAATACTTTAAATAACATCTGTAGTTTACATCATATAAAATGGCTAAATTAACAGCATCTGGAATAGTTTTTGGTGACTCAACTATTTTAAATTCTAAGTACGGAATTGTTCCACAAAACTCAGTATCCATATTTTATCAAACCTCGGCTCCTACTGGATGGACTAAATCCACAACTCATAATGATAAAACTCTCAGAGTTGTTAATGGAGACGGTGGTGGATCTGGAGGAACTTCATCGTTCACCACAGTATTTCCTGGTAGCTTGAGAACAATATCGTCATCAAGTATTACAATGACTGGAACTGTTGGTAATACAACGTTAACTACCCCACAGTTACCTAGTCACACTCATCCTAATGGAGGTTTTGTTGGATTAACTTTGAGTCCTGGTGCTGGTGACGTTGCTTTTGGAGCCGGTTGGACTAGAAGTACTCCTGATACTGGTAGTGGACCGATTAATGGTGGCGGTTCTCATAGTCACCCTTGGTCGGGTACAGCTTCATTTTCTATAGATGTAGATTTTAGAGTTCAATACATAGATGTTATTGTTTGTACTTTTGCTTAATCCGTGATAGAATAAGAAAAATATTTTTGTCTATATGAAAAAGAACGAATCAGGTAATTTTTGTCCTCTTATCAGGAAAGATTGTATCGAACATAAATGTTCGTGGTATACACATGTGAGAGGAATGAATCCAAATACAGGAGAAGATGTAGATCATTGGTCTTGTGCTGTAACTTGGATGCCTATGTTAACAATTGAAAATTCTCAACAACAAAGACAAACTGGATCAGCTGTAGAATCCTTTAGAAACGAAGTAGTCAAATCTAATACTGAGAATAGACAACTATATATTGATATGATTCAACAAAATGGTATATTGCCAGTAAATGTAACTTCTTTGACAAGTACTCATACACTACCAGAAAATACAGGAGAATAAATTATGAAACTGACCATCATCCCTTCAGATAAATCTGTTTATGTAAATCAGATTGGTTATACCAATATTGATATGACTTGGGTTCCTATTATTGATGGAAAAAAAGTTCATGCAGTTCAATGGTTGGATGATGAAGGTGAAATTGAGTTTGTTGGACCTCATCAAAATTTAAAGATTACTAAGTTAGATGTATTCGAACAAGCAATTGAGTTGTGGAATGAAAAGAAACTCGAAGAAGAAACTCTCCTACGACAAAAACTAGAATCAGAAGAAAGACATAGAAAACAAGAAGAAGAACGTCTAAGATCACAATTTATTGGCGTTGATGATGAATTTGAAGTTGATGTTAGTGAACTTGATGAATATGGATATAGTGAAAAACCTTATATTGCTCCTTCAGAAACTCACATGCCTCCAGTAGAGCCTTTAATGTATGAGGATGAAGATGAAGATTTATTCTACGATATTGAAGAACTCCTAAAAGAAATTTGAGTTTAAATTATTGAATTTGAAATGATGAATCAAAAATTAATTGATAATAACTATATTGTCCTGTCAAATTTTATTTCAAAAGAAAGGGCGTTAAGTCTTTCTTCTGAATTTTTAAAACATTGCGAAGAAAACAATATAGAAGGAGATCCTCAGGCTCCAAATTCATATTCTGCATATAATTACATATCATTTCTGGAATTACTCTGTGAAAAAACTACGGTAATCTCTTCGGCAATTGGCGAAACAGTTTTACCTACCTATGCATATTCTAGGGTATATAAAAAAGGAAGTGAATTAAAAAAACATATAGATAGAGATGCTTGTGAGATATCATTAACTCTTCATCTACATGGAGATGTTGCTTGGCCTATATGGATTGAAACTTCTTCTGGGGAAACTCGTTGTGTGCAATTAAATCCCGGAGATGCTATGATCTATATGGGAAAAATTGCTCCACATTGGAGAGAACCTTTCAGTGGAGAATGGTATAGTCAAGTATTCCTGCATTATGTTAGAAGTCGTGGAGATTGTTCATATGCATATTTTGACAAAGATAGTGAGAAAACTAAACCAGTAGTTGAAGAAATTAATATTCCTACTGAAACAAAAATAATGTCTTCTAGAGCTAAAAAATCTTTAGAAGACTACATCTTTACGTTGGATAATATTGTTCCATCGGAATTGTGTGATAGAATTTTAAAAGAATATTCTGAATGTAGTTTTTGGACTCCTACAAGCGTTGGTGATGGTAATGTAAATAATCAGATTAGAAATTGCGATACTATTAGTATTTCTGAACAACTAGTAATTGAAAAAAATTTCGACGTTAGGAAAAGAATAGACGAAGATTTTTATCTTTGCGCTTCAAAAGCAATCAATGAATATAGAAATTTATTTCCTGAAGTTGCCTCGGAGATTGATACTGGATACGGATTACTGAGATATAAAGAAGGACAGTTTTATGTTCAACACACAGATTCTTTTAAGAGTCAACAAAGATCAGTGAGTTGTTCTTTCATGTTAAATGATGATTATGAGGGTGGTGAGTTTGCATTTTTTGATAGAGAAATTGTAATAAAAGGATTAAAAGGATCTATAGTAATGTTCCCATCCAATTTCATGTATCCACATGAAATTATGCCAGTAACTTCTGGTACTCGTTACTCAATTATTACTTGGTATGTCTGAGAAACTTGTAGGAATTCCAAGTATTTACTATCTAAATCTAGACTCTGAATTAGATAGAAGGGAATACATGGAAAAACAATTTGAGAGGTGGAATATCAATAATGTAACAAGATTTTCTGGATCAAATTATCTTGTAGAAAATTATGATCATTGGAAAAATATCTTACATTTTCCTGAAAAAATTAAAGATAGACAACATCAATTAGCAGCTTCTATCACTCTATCAACCCTAGAAATGGTCAGACATTGGTTAGAAACAACCGATGAAGACCATTTAATTTTATTTGAAGATGATTATGATTTAAATCTAATTGAATACTGGCATTTTGATTGGAATTATTTGATGAAAAAAATTCCATACGATTGGGATTGTATTCAGTTGGGGTATGAATCATCTCATTATGTTAAATTTTTCCTTCACCCTAAGGATAAGACTAGTGCGTATGGGCCGGTATTAATTAATAGACACTTCGCTCAGAAATTAATCAATTTACACTACTTTAAGGGTAAGTACTTGTTGATTCGTAAGTATGGTTCTTATCCATATAATACTGGATACCGAGTTGTTTCATTGGATGATTTTGTTTGTTTTTTGGGAAAAACATATCAGTTGCCGTTAATAACTCAAAATCCACATCTAGATAAAGTATCAAAAAAACATCATTTTCTTTGCAAAGAAATCTATTATGATTGGTGGCAAAATAAAAGAGATAATTTTACTTTGGATGATTTTTTTTCTTATGGTAAACCAAATGATTATGAAATGACTGAAAAAGTAAATTACTAATGTCTACCAACCCTAAGTTAAAAAATCTTCCTCCAATATATTACTTTAATCTGGATCACAGAAAAGATCGTAAAGAATATATTGAAAAACAATTTTTAGATCATGGAATAACAAACTATCATAGAGTTAATTCTTCTAGATATTCTGTAGAAAATTATAAGGATTGGAGATCCAAAGTAGTAACTGACAAACTTAGAACTCAGGTGTGGTTTCTAGCTACCCTAATTGATAGAATACATGGTATAATTGATTGGTATGAATCTAATATTTCTGAAACCTGTCTAATAGTTGAAGATGATTTTTGTTTAGATCCAGTTGAGTACTGGAACTTTGATTGGAAAACTTTTGTCGATAATCTACCTTGTACCTGGGAGTGCGTCCAACTTCACATTATTGGAGAGAAATTCATTAGAATGAATCTGTCTAAGTGGACTGTAAACAATCACTCCACAGGATGTATACTTATTAATAGATCATATGCAAAAAAATTAATTGATCTTCATTACATAGAAGGTAAATTTAAATTATATTCTAACTATGGATATAGTAAAAAATGGCCAGAATATCATTATCAATCAGTAGATTTTGTTTTATACCAAATAGGAGTTACATATTCAATTCCAATCTTTACCACCAACTACAACTTCATAAGTGATGGGTATAGGAATGGAAAAATAAATTATATGGCTAAAAATTCTGATCAATTAGTTTTAGATTGGTGGAAAAATAAGTCTCCAGATTACACATTAGATGATGTTTTTTATTTAAATTCAATTAAAAGAAAGGAATTAATTATAGAAGTTAATCATGAATTTGAAGGATAAATTAAAAGGCCTACCCCCAATTATTTTGGCTACAATTGATGAAAGGCCAGATAGACAGGAATATGCTGAAATTCAGTATGATTATTGGGGTATTAAAAATTATACAAAAGTTTCTGGGTCAAAGTATCAACTTTCAACATATGAAGATTGGAAAGATTTGGTTATCTTGAATCCATTTGAAGAATATCATAGAAAAAATCATCATATTGCAGAAATTTCCATAACTCTGGCTCACTTAATCAATATAAAAAATTGGTTAGAAACTACTAATGATCCATATGTAATTATCATGGAAGATGATTATGATTTAAATTTTATTGATTATTGGCATTTTGACTGGGAACATCTAATGAATAATATCCCATATGATTGGGATTGTATTCAAATGACTTTCGAGAATGAGGAGTGTATGCCATGTTTTTTGCATCCAATTCTAAGTGGACATGACACTGGTGCTTCTTTAATTAATAGGAGATATGCAGAAAAAATTATAAGTCTTCACTATAAAGATGGTAAATTTGATTTATCACAGAAAATTTCTAACTACAAATGGTCAAGTCAAGGTATAAAAACCTTTGAAGGTTTGGGAATGCCCAATTTTACAACGGATTATTTTCTAGGTCATAACGGAAAAACATATTGTATTCCACTTTTTTCAGTAAATCCTGGTTTTGGTAGTTGGGCTCAAAATATTGATAGAAGAGAGGAGAGAGTGGATTTAGCTTTTTCTTATAAGGCTTGTAAAAAGTGGTGGACTGAATTGAGAGATCAGTATACACTCGAAGAATTCTTTACTTATGGTAAACCAAATGATAGAATAATTTTACCAAGTGAATTTGAAAATGTTTGAGTACGTTACCGAGTTTGAATCACAAATTGCTGAGTTTTTTGGAGCTCCTTATGCAGTAGCTACTGATTCATGTACTCATGCATTAGAACTTTGTTTGAGACATACTAGGCAAGATCATATTACAATTCCAACCAGAACATATATTTCGGTTCCGATGACTTGTATGAAACTTGGATTAAATTGGAATTGGAAAGAAGAAGAGTGGTCTGATTATTATCACTTAGGAAATACTACAATTGTTGATGCTGCTGTTCTTTGGGGTAAAAATACGTATCTATCGAACACATTTATGTGTTTAAGTTTTCAGTTCAAAAAACATTTGAACCTAGGAAGAGGTGGTGCAATTCTGTTGCAAAACAAAGAGGATTATGATACACTTAAAAAAATGTCTTATGATGGTCGTGATCTCAGTCGTCCATGGGCCGAACAAGACATAGATACTATCGGGTATCATTATTACATGACTCCTGAGGTGGCCAAAACGGGAATTGAATTACTAAATGAGCGGAAAAAAACTCCCGGTAAAAAATGGAGCCACAGGGATTACCCAGATTTGAGAGAAATGTCAGTGTTCAAATGATCAATCATATAACCCCTAATTGGGACATTAAGGATTTTTACGACCTTAACTACGAATTATCTACACATAAAGATGAAGAGTTGGTAAATCAGTATTTAAGTTCTGGACATAATAAAGAAAAATTGTCCATTTATAAGTATCAGTTACCAAATCCTATGCCAAAATGTGTAGATGAGTATATCATTCCACATTTTGACTTTTTGGATAAAGTGGCTGCTGCAGTTAATTACTTTAAACCTGGTCAATATCTACCTCTTCACACGGATTTATTTGGAAAGTATGTAGAAATCAATAATATTGGTTCCGAAAACGTAATAAGATGTATGGTAATGTTGGAAGATAATTCTCCAGGTCAAATTTTACAAATTAAAGATACTGCATATTCTACATGGAAGGCTGGAGATTGTTTCTATTGGGATTATCATGAAATACATGCTTTTTATAATTTCAGTATGAAAGATAGGTACGCGATTCAAATTACGGGAGTTAAAAATGAAAAGTCAAAATGAGTGGGGTAAACTAAAAAAAGTGATAGTGGGAGTTGCGGATCATGCAAGAGTTCCCGAAATGGATTTGAGTGTCCGTACAATCAACTATGCAGATAGAAAAGACGTTTCTGATGTTCCAGTTGGATTATATCCTCAACAAGTTATAGACGAAGCCAATGAAGATTTGGAGCGTTTTGTTAATTTTTTACTTGGAGAGGGTGTAGAAGTTGTAAGACCGCAGAAAACTTCTACCGATTATTACAATTTTTGCCCAAGAGATGTTGTCTTTACTCATAAAGATTTGACTGTAACGACTCCTATGCCATTAAAGTGTAGAAAAAATGCATGGGAACCTCTGATTGATCTATTGGGAACTACTATTATTGTTCCATGTAAACATAATGAAGATCTTTACAATGAAAATTGTGTAGGAGATAAAGATGTTCTTGCTTTGACCGAAGTGACTCCCGCATTTGATGCTGCAAATGTTATTCGTGCAAACGATGATGTATTATATCTTGTTTCTAATAGTGGAAATGTGGAAGGCGCGAAGTTACTACAGGAAATGTTGAGGGATCGGGCAAAAGTTCACCTTTTACAAGGTGTTTATAGTTACATGCACATAGATACAACAGTTGCGTTTCTTCGTGAAGGTTTAATGTTGTTAAATCCAGAACGAATTAAATCTGTCGATGTACTTCCAGAACCTTTTAGGAGTTGGGATGTAGTTTGGTGCCCAGAACCAGTAGATATTGGTTATCATCCTGGATATAATCACGCTTCAGAGTGGTGTAATATGAATCTTTTCAGTATTAATCCAAACTTGGTGGCTTTAGAAGAACATCAAGAACCCACTCGAAAAGAACTTGAAAAGTATGGAATAGAGTGTGCAATGTTACCCATGAGACACTCAAGAACATTGAGTGGATGTTTCCACTGTGTTACACTTGACCTTGAAAGAGAATAGTGGACTTAGAAAATAAACTCAAGGGACTTCCTATGATTTATTATGTAAATCTAGATCACAGAGTCGATAGGAAAGAATGGATGGAAACTCAGTTTAGTGACTGGGGGATAACAAATTATCACAGAGTTTGTGCATCGAAATATGATGTTTCGAAATATGATGAGTGGAAGGATATAGTTGTAGAAGAAGGAATTCTTGAGTGTGTTTCCTTAATGTCAACTGCCGTAAACAATATAGAAACAATCGTTAATTGGTATGACACTCATCCATCCGAAACTTGTATTATGATGGAGGATGATCTGTCTTTAGGGACAATAAAATATTGGAATTTTGACTGGACTTACTTTGAAAATAATCTACCAGAAAATTGGGAGTGTGTTCAACTTTATTTCTGTAGTACATATCATGAGGATGGACTGTCTTTCCCAATGTTTTTGCATAAAAGACATGATGCAGGTTCAGCCGCAGCATATTTGATAAATCGTTCATATGCAAAGAAAGTCAAAGATTTGATGTATCGTGATGGTAGGTACAAATTAACTTTTAACGATAACTCATTTCATAAAAGATACAGTAAAACTAATATAATACAAGACGCTAACTTATTTGACATCGGAATTACATATTCTATTCCTCTTTTCAATCTTAACATAAATTTGGGTGGTGATAATCAACAAAATGGAAACAAAATGTTTCCTATGGATATAATTTGTAGTCGATTAATAGGTGATTGGTGGAAGAATCATCATCATAAGTTTTCACTAGAAGATTTCTTCACTTATGGTAAACCCAATGATCATAAAATGACTTTAAAAGTGAAAATGGAATATATAATAAAATTTTTAGAAAAATGTTAATATTGAGTATTCATTTAGGTCATGATTCTTCCATATGTATTTTTAATAATGGTTGCGTAGAGAAATATTTTCTATTAGAGAGATTTACGAGAATAAAACATGATTACGATAAAGATATAATATTAGAGTTGGTTGATAATATTTGTAGTGAATATAATGTCGATATACTTTGTATATCTAATTTTAATGATCATGATGATATCATATTAAAAATTCTTGAAAAATGTAGGGAATTTAATATAAATGTTGAATTGATTATGCAATCGGATCACCATTTAAATCACGCTTCTCTTGCTTTTTATAATAGTGGTTTTGATGAAAGTCTTGTTATTGTTGCTGATGGAGCTGGGTCAACAATACAAGATAACTTGGTGGAAGTAGAAAGTGTGTTTTTGTTCAATCAAAAGAATAATACTTTAATTTATAAAAACGTTGTTGAAGAATCTTCTTTTGGTGTAGGGGGATTGTATGACATTGCAGCTGTAATGATTGGAAATACTCCAGATGATTGCGGAAAAGCAATGGGACTTTCGTCGTATGGATCTTCAAATAATTTATTTGAAAATTTATTCTCGGAGAGTGGGTGGGATATAGAACCTATAAAAAAAGTAGAAATAGAAAATTACAAACTACATGCAGATTTTTGTTATGAAGTTCAACATCAAACTCAAAAAGTAATAGGAGACTTAATAGAAAATTATGTAAAACAAACTGACGTTAAAAAAGTTTGCATTTCTGGTGGTTATGGTATGAATATAGTCGCAAATTACTATTATCTACAACGATTTCCTAACATACAATTTTATTTTGAACCATTGTGTAATGATAATGGTGTAAGCATTGGTGCAGCAATGAATACTTACGTTGAATTATCAAAAAAAATTCCAAATTCTATTGGAACAATATATTTTCATGGATCACATTATGATCTTTCTTCATATAAAGGTACAACAACCTCAATAAAGGATATCGCCAATCTATTATATAAAAATAAGTCTGTTGGAGTTTATACGGGTCTTGCTGAAGTTGGACAAAGAGCATTAGGTAATAGATCTATCTTATTCAATCCACTAAATCAAAATGCAAAAGACATTGTAAATCAAATAAAAAAAAGAGAGTGGTATCGTCCTTTTGCTTGCATGGTATTGGAGGAAGATGCCAATGTTTATTTTGATATGGGAGATATAAAATCAAGTCCATTTATGACCATATGTTTCCCAGTAAGGTCAAAGTATGTTAAAATAATACATGGAGTAACTCATATAGATAAAACGTGTAGAATTCAAACGGTTTCTAAAACAGATGGGTACTTGTATGAACTTTTACACGAATTTAAAAAACTATCTGGATATGGAATACTTTTGAATACTAGTTTTAATTTATCCGGAGAACCATTAGTGGAAACTCCAATGGATGCATTTAATACTTTAAACAATTCTTATTTGGATTATCTTTGGTTTGAAAAAACACGACAATTATTTAATAGCTGATATGGAGAACAAACAAATTCATGAATCTGGTCTCAACATTATTGAAAATCCAGATGGATCCTACGCATTTGAGTGGGATCCAAAAGACGAAAGATGGTCTTGGATGAATGGGTTGACAGATTCACAAATCAAGTCTATAGTAGAAGACATAATTGCAAAACAGTCAGAGTTTGACGCAAATGACAAGTAAAGTGTGGGAAGTGATGAACGATCTTGAGATGATAACATCCAAGATTGTATCTGCTCGTGAGATTATTGATACCGCAGCAGAGGCAATTCAGAGAAATGAATATGATAAGGCAGAGACTCTTGCGATGGCAGCATATGAGTTTCTTGGATATTATCTGGATGAGTTTGATACAAAGTTCAAACTTGCCTGGCAGGAAACTGTAAAAAAACAAGATAAAGGATTTGAAGTAGATACCACACTTGATGATTGTATGCCACCTTGGGGTCATAGTGATTTAGAGTACGCATCTAAACACAAAGAACCTCTGAGTTGTGATAAAGATGATCCTTCCCCAGAATGTCAAGGCGCCTGGAATAGTTTCTGGGAAGATAATTATTATCAAGATTATATGATTTCTCGTAATGATCCGACTCGACTAAAGTATGAATCGGGATGGGTTTATGAATCTCCTAATGGCGGAAAGACAATTACTAAACGTAAAGTTGGGTCTACTGAAAAGATTATTGTGAAAGAAGATAAGGTTGTTAAGTGGCAACTTCCTGTTGAGATGGATCCAAGTGGTGAATGCTTTGTTTTATTCCCAGATGATTTGTTAGAAGCAACAAATCTTAAAGAAGGTGATCAAGTAGAGTGGGTTGATAGGGGTGATGGATCCTATCTTCTTCGTAAGGTAAATGCACCACTCGGAATGGATGAGTGCTGATGTACACTCTTTATGTACTGAAGGGTCTTGCTCCATTTATTGGGGCAATGTGTTTAGATAATTTTATTCGTAGACAAGGAGACCTTTGTAACTCAAAAGATTATCCTGCACAAGTAACAAAATATGATCCCCAAAGTCCAGAAAATGCCTGTTATCGAGATGGTATTTTTTATCCAAGATGTAAAGATCTAGAAAATCCAGAGGTCTTAAAGTATCACAATTTACTCAAAGCTGAAAATGACAAACTACGATAAACTTGTTGACGCCATTTCAAACGAAATTTATCTTTTGAATGTTTCTCATGAAAGTTGGGATGAAGAATCTGCAAAAAACACATCTAAACGAATTCTAGAAATTGTAGAAGAATTTCAACAAAAACGATCAAATATTATTCCTTAATTATGTCATTATCCGAATCCGTCGAAACTAGTCTAAGAGAAGCAGAAGCTGCATTACGAAATGCTCTTGCTTATGCTGCCCGTCAAGAAAAACCTTTTGTGGGTAAACACATTGCTGAAATGATTATGCAAATTGATAATCTTATTGCAGCAGATCAACTTATGGATAAACTCGAACAGAGAATGAATGGTGATGAAGATACTAAGAGGGGCCGTTGGGGTCCCTTTGGATCTTGACTAGATAGTGATAGCTCATAAAAAAGGTCATGCATGAGTTACCAATAGAACCCTATAAAACAGTATTGGTTTTAAATTCTAGTTATGAACCAATTAATTTTACAAACTGGAAACGGGCTATCGTTCTTCTTTTAAAGGAAAAAGCACAAGTACTTTCGAGTAGAGTCATTAGACTCTTAGATTATGTAAAGTTGCCTATATCTAAAATTATGAACATTTCTCCTTCTCGTTCTATGATTTATAAGAGGGATAATCATACTTGCCAATACTGTGGAGCAAGGTCTAGACTCACTATAGATCATGTAATTCCTCGTTCTAAGGGAGGTGAAGATTCGTGGGAAAATTTAGTAGTGGCTTGTTCTTCATGTAATACCAAAAAAGGTAATATACTTCTTGAACATACTGGAATGAAATTGGCTAGAAAACCAAGAGCTCCAGTTAATAAAATGATTTTTGATCTTGAAAAAACTAACGTTGAAGAATGGAGACAGTATCATTATGAATGAAAAACAACCAAACGAACTTGGTAAGGCACTAAAAGAATGGTGGGATAGTGATGCCTGTAAGAAAATGCAGAAAGAAAATGAAGAGGCAAAGCAACGTGCAGTAGGAAAGTACTTTATGCTTTCCGAAGAAGATAAACTTGATATGGTTCAGGCAATCTGCCATATTATGTGTAAAGCAGAAAGTGAGGGGACCAGTCACAGAGGACTGATGGATGAACTTGGCATTTATCCTGTTGGGTTCTGGGTTGATCAGCTGATGGATGTCCATAATGCTCTCTGGACATACTATCACGACAAGAAGAGGGATCAAGAACTTAAAGACGATCTTGATGCACTTGAAGAATTCATTAAGTAATGTAACTCAATCCCAAAGAGATCATTAAGTTTATAGATAGTCATATAATTGTGTGTTAGAATTTCAACACAATCAGAAGGAGATTTCATGACTTATTCGCAACCAAAGACTGAACAACTTACGGATGCGGAATGGAAAGAATTGGTTGCCCTTAAAGAGGCCATTAATCAAAATCCAGCGGCAGTTCATCCAGAAAAAATGGAACTCTTTACGGAATTGCTTGTTCGATCTTGGGATGCAAAGTGTGAACCTCCAGACATGACCAAATGGCGAACTGGTCATCCGATGGAAGAGTAATTATATTGACATACTTAAAATTTTAGTGTATTATTTACTATAAATCACAACTCTAAATATTACAAAACACAACAAATGAAATGAAGTTCACTGTTTATTCTAAACCTGAGTGTCCATATTGTTATAAAGTTAAACAAGTTCTTGACCTATGTGGGAAGGACTTTGTTGTTTATACTTTAGGTGAACATTTTACAAAGAACGAATTTTACGCAGAATTTGGAAAGGGGTCTACATTTCCGCAAGTGGTGATGGATGATAAACATATTGGGGGTTGTACTGATACAATCGAGTATCTTAAAGGACTTTCAATAATTTGATTATGAGTGAGCCTAAAGAGCTTCACATAAATAGAGGTGTGGAATTATTGTTAAGAAAAAGGAGGAGAGAACCTGAAGCACCAAAAACGTTTCAATTCAGTTTTGGTAAAATGGTCTCTCTCTTCAAAAGAGAGATTCATTTTTATCTAAAAGTTTCATTAGATATCAAAAAAAAGTAATCTCTCGGAGGTAGGGCCATGACAGCACCCTTAATTGCCATCTTTTGTTTAATATCATTCATGTTCTTGATAATTGGTGGTGTAGTTGGTTGGTTATGGAAAGAACATGTAGTTTTCTCCACCCCTCAACAAGTATTTGCTCATCCAGAAATGTTTGACAATAATGGGAATCTCATTCCCGATGAAGTAATTGCAGTACGATTTGAAAATAGCTATGACGACTACGAAGAAGACGACGACTAGTAGTGGGAGATCTACATCAACTACTACTAAAAAACCAGTTGCAAAAAAGACAACAACTCCTAAGACAACCCAAGTCGCAGAGAAGATTGAACTGACTTCAAGTTCTTACGTTCATGAAATCTTTGCGGCTGTTGTTGCGGAAAGAACTAAAGATAAAAAGATTAATATTCTTCAACAATATAATGAAAACTTTATCAAGGCTCTTTTAATTTGGAACTTTGATCCAAGTGTTGAATCTGCCATTCCAGAAGGTGAAGTTCCTATTCAACCTAAGGAAGATGCAGATACGGCAAAACCTTCATCCAATATTCGTAAAGAATGGAGTAAGTTTTATAACTTTGTGAAAGGAGGTAATGATGCAATGAACAGACTTCGTAAAGAAACTCTGTTCATCAATCTTCTAGAATCTTTCCATCCTGGGGAAGCAGAAGTGTTATGTCTTGTAAAGGACAAAAAATTGCAAACTAAATATAATATCACCAAAGAACTTGTTTCTGAGGCGTATCCTGACATCCAATGGGGGAATCGTTCTTGATATGTCTGTGAATATTATTCATGGGGATTGTGATCCATCCGCTGCTAAAAATAGAGATCTGCCAAGAAATTCTTATTTGGTAGCTTATGGAGTAGACGATTCTATTCAGTATGATGTGGTTCAATGTGGATCACAGGCTGAGATTTTTAATTATTATTGGGACAAATACAGAGACGTGAGAGGTATTAAATGGACAGAGGGAACAGTGAATCCAAAAATGTGGAATTACCAACCGAAAACGGAAAAGAAGAGACCAAAGTAATTTCCGGTGACATGAATCTTGAGATGAATCTTGATGCAATCAAAGATGTGAGAAAACAATATAAGAAAATTAAAAGATACATGCGATCCTCTATTTACACTGTAGCCATGATGGACGGGAAAGAACAAATCGTAAGTCGTTTACTAAAGGACCAGGAGGATAATCCTGCATAAATGGGGAAACACTATCTTCTTAACTTATTTGGATGCTCATTCGCTCACTTGAACGATGAGCATTTTCTTATGGATCTTTTAGAAAATGCAGCTGCAGCAAGTGGCGCAACTGTATGTCAAACGATCTTTAAAAAATTTGATCCACAAGGAGTTACGGTGTTGTGTTTGTTATCTGAGAGCCATATAAGTATTCATACATGGCCAGAAGATGGTAAAGCTGCATGTGATGTTTATACATGTGGAGATTGCAACCCAAAAATCGGGTGTGACATAATCATTCAACAATTAAGTGCAACAAATCATACTCTAAGTTATATTGAGAGATGATATAATTACATTCTAAATAATCCTATATGGAGAATAATTATGCTTTCAACGCAGTATCGTCTAAGACTTGAAGGCATTTGCAATAAAATCGTTGCTCGTGAAGAAGTAAGTCTTGACGAAATGATTTGGGCAGAAAAACTTGCAAAAGCAAATCGAACTGCAGGAACAATCTTAAGACAAGCAAGAAGAACAGCAGAAAATCCTGACATGATGAAGGGAGACATGGATGATTTTTTAAATCAACTTGACATCGGTGGTTTGGGACATGAACGATTTGGTAAGCGTGGTTTTGACGATATAGATGATATGGTTGACTGGTGGACAAAAGATAAACCCGAAGATTGGCGTCAAAGAGATTAAATGGTAACAAATGTTACAAAAGTGGTTGACTACATAGAGTGAATAGGAGTATACTAATCTCCTAACGTTCATCCTATGACTAAAGCACTTTTGCTTTTAGCATGGGTTCCACTTCTTTCTTTTGCTTCACCACAACCTACTAAGACTGAATTTCTAGTCACAATAAGTTGTGATACAGCGTGGGAACTAATGGACATCGTTAAAAACGACGATGTAGTACACCAAAGAAAAGAAGACCAATTGCTATTAGAACTACGAAAAGACGTAGTTACCAAGTGTTAAAACCTAATAGGACGGAAGTAAGCCGACTCGGAACGGATCGTTCATCTATGGAAGCAATCATTCTCACTTGTTTACAAGCACAACTGATGGCAGGAAGAGTCCTTAAACACGACATTTCCAACCATGTAAAGAATGATATTATTTGGGAGATCAAACAGATTACCCCAAAGAATTGCCCCATAGACGCAAAAGCCGACTGAAGGAACGCTCTTTAACTTAAACCCCTAAGGAGAAAACCTAATGTCACAAGCAACCTATCGTGGGTGCAAGTATAATACTGACACCCCAAAACAAGAATATCAACACTGGTATTCTGAAACACATGCACCAGCACATCCACAAAATAAGTATCGTGGTGTTGCCTACCGTCCATGCAATAACTGGAACTGGGAGGAAGCAAAATGAAAAAACTTAATTTTCTTCAACTCATCAAAGATAAAAAACAAAAAGAAGATCGTCAGCATCAAGCCAAGTTAGTACAATTAATTGGTGCAAAGTAATGGCACAATTCCTTATTTCTGCAACAGCAATGATCACTCTATTAACTGTTGGATTCTCACTATACATTCAATGGATTTATAAATGAATTTTTAGAAGGAGGGTTTACACCCTCCTTTTTTTGTAGTAAAATTGTAAGAGACTATGCATAATCATGGACAAAGAAAGACTCAAATTAATTGTAAGAAATCTGGAGTCACTTGTATCTGCGCTCAAATCAGAAATTTATTCTGATCCAGATTCTTATCGACAAGTAAAACAAAAAGAAGATCACATCTCAGATTACGATGAGATCTTTGAAGACGATGATGGTTACCCCGATTGAGGACTTAAATGACTGTAAAACTTATTTCTATCACTCCTGATGCAGAACAAACAATGGCGTATATTGCGCGAGTTTCTAATCCTGCGAATCAAGACAACCAAAACTATGCCAAGTTGCTTGCTTATTGTATTAAGCATAATCATTGGTCTGTTTTTGAACAGTCTACTATGACCCTTGAGATTGAGACGACTCGTGGCATTGCGGCCCAAATTTTGCGTCATAGGTCTTTTACATTTCAAGAATTTTCTCAACGATATGCAGACACCAATCTCTTAGGAGAAGATATTCCTTTGCCTGAACTTCGTCGTCAGGACACAAAGAACCGTCAGAACTCCATTGATGACCTTCCAGTAGATCTGAAGATTCATTTATACGCAAAGATCCAGGATCATTTTGACGCTGCCCAGGAACTCTACAAGGAACTCCTAGAGTATGAGGTCGCAAAGGAGTGTGCTCGCTTTGTACTCCCCTTGGCGACTCCCACACGCATCTATATGACGGGCTCATGCCGTTCTTGGATACATTACATCAATCTTCGTTCTGCACACGGGACTCAAAAGGAACATATGGACATCGCTTTGGAATGTAGGAGAGTATTTACCGAACAATTCCCATCCGTTTCAGAAGCCCTGGAATGGTAATATATACCAATGCCGCCTAAGGAGGTAACACATGTACTACCAAACTAAAGCAGTATCAAAAGACGAAGCCTGGACTACATGCACGATTGTTGATACCACAGAAAATAATTATATCGTAGAGTATAATGAAGATGGAAAGTTTGTTACTAAAGAAATCAAACCAGAAGAACTTCAAAAACTAGATTATTCCGAACTTGAGATCAGTCAATAAAATGTCCGTTTCTATCATAACAGCATGTAAAAATAGAAAGAAAGCTTTGGCTATATCCATGGCTTCATGGATGCAATTTGATGAGGTTGAAGAAATCATCGTTACGAATTGGAATTCGGACGAACCTATAGATCATTTAACTATTTTAAGTGAAAAGGTAAAAATCATTAATGTAAAAGATGAACCTTACTTCAATCAACCCCAACCATTGAACCTGGCTGCATCTTTAGTTAAGAGTGAGTATCTTTTAAAATTAGATTGCGATCATATCCTTAATCCTTATTTTAACTTTTTTGACTTCCACAAAATTGAAGAAAAGTCTTTTATTACTGGATCAAATAACCTGTTGCAGGGATTGGATTTTGAGTTTTTACATCCTCTTTGGGGACTACTATATGTAAAAACCCAAATCTTTAAAGAAATTGGTGGATACAACGAAAGTATGGGTAAATATTATGCAGCAGAAGATGATGAATTGGCTGCGAGATTAATATCATATGGTCTCAATCCAGTTCTAATAGACTCTCAGAAATTATCTGCTTTACATATTCCACATTCAAATAAAGAAAGGGTAAAGAACTTTGAGTCATTTGAAAGTATAACTAAAATTTTGAGTGAATTTGGAAAAGATTTTGTGGGAGACGATCTTTATACTTACATAGCAAAATTATGTAAAGATAAAAATCACAATGTATTTCCAACATCTTCTAGAATGTTGGAAATACTTGACTTACACGAGAAAGACAAATACAGTGAGGAGGTAACTGCGGAAGCAGATCCTTATTGTGAACCAATTTACAAGTGGGAAGTTACCCAAATAAATGACCAAGTATATGAAGCTGTTAAGGTATGAGTGTTTCTATAATATCAGCATGTAAGAATAGAGGTGAGGCCTTAGCCGTATCCATAAGTTCATGGATTCAATTTGATGAGGTTGAGGAAATCATCGTCACAGATTGGAACTCTGATGAACCAGTGTCACATCTGACTCGATTAGACAGTAGAATTAAAATCATTACTGTTCCGTGGGAACCTTACTTCAATCAACCCCAACCATTGAACCTGGCTGCATCTTTAGTTAAAAGCGATTATATTTTAAAATTGGATTCTGATACTGTTATGAATCCATACTTTAATTTTTTTGATCACCATACTATTGATGATGAATCATTTTTAACTGGTACGGATGAAACATGGCACTTTACTCATGAAAAACTTGATTCAAGACATGTCTACCAAAAATACAAATATATAAAACCCCTTTGGGGTACTTTGTACATATCAAAGGAAAATTATATGAAAATTGGTGGATATAATGAAAACATGGATAAGTTTGCTGCTTGGGAGGATACTGAGATATATGAACGGTTATTAATTTTGGGTTTGAATCATGTAAACATAAACTTTAAGGAAAAGACTCTATTTTCATTACCACACGCAACGAAAAAACGAGTAGAAAACTTTAAAGCTTATTGTGAGAACAAACATATTGAAGTCGCAATCAGAGACCACATTAAAAAATTCAATAATATTGAAGATGATAATGTTGTACATCGGTTAATTCTGGAAAAACATAATAGAATTAACTACAAGAAATTCAAATTAAAAGAAGATAGTGATTATTATGTAGAACCTATGGTAAAATGGGACATACAACAAGAATCTCCTCAACACTATACTGCATATAAAATTGCACAATAAATAAATCATACTGAATTTTATTAATTAAATGGCGACCTATCCTGTTATAAACAAAGTCACTGGTGAACAGAAAGAAGTGAATATGAGTGTTCACGACTGGTCTCAGTGGAAGTTAGATAATCCGGACTGGGATAGAGATTGGAGTGATCCATCTACTTGTCCTGGTTCTGGTGAAGTAGGCGAGTGGAAAGACAAACTCATTTCCAGAAATCCAGGCTGGAATGATGTTCTCACTAAGGCCGGAAAAGCGCCTGGTTCTCGTGTAAAGAAAATCTAAATGGCAAGACAAAGAAAGACATCTAACGGCAACATTGGGATTGGCATGAGCGCAAAACAACTGCGTCGTAAAAAACCAATTAATTCTGATTTGATGGTGGATATTTCACCACTGACTGACAATCAAAAAGTATTTTTTGATGAATATAAAAAAGGTAAAAACATTTTTGCCTATGGTGCAGCGGGAACAGGTAAAACTTTTGTAGGATTATACTTAGCACTTAAGGATGTTTTAGACGAAAGAACTCCTTATGAAAAGGTTTATATTGTTCGTTCTCTAGTCGCTACAAGAGAAATTGGATTCTTGCCTGGAGACCATGAAGATAAGTCTTCACTCTATCAGATTCCATACAAGAACATGTGTAAGTACATGTTTGAGTTGCCTTCTGATGCGGACTTTGAAATGCTTTATGGCAATCTAAAGGGTCAAGAAACTATTTCATTCTGGTCTACATCATTCATTCGTGGTACTACACTAGATAACGCGATTGTTCTTGTTGATGAAATGCAAAACTTGAACTTTCACGAATTAGATAGTATAATTACTCGTATTGGTGAAAATAGTAAGATTATTTTTTGTGGTGATGCTACTCAATCTGATCTTGTTAAAACTCACGAAAAGAATGGTATTCTAGATTTTATGAAAATCATTCGTGCAATGGAATATGATTTTTCCAGTGTAGAATTTGGTGTTGATGATATTGTTCGTTCTGGACTTGTCAAAAACTATATTGTTACAAAGTTGGCTTTAGGTATGTAATGTTTGTCCATCTAGATTATTTAAAAGAAGAGGTTGATCTACAAGCCCAAAGTATTGAAGGAACTCGTTTTTATCGGGTTCCTTCTGGTAGATTGTATCCCTCTATCACTTCTGTCACCAGTTTTTATGGTAGACAGAAATTTATTGACTGGCGTAAGAAAGTTGGTGAGGAAGAAGCCAATAAGATTACTAAGGTTGCTACAGAAAAAGGAACTAAGTTTCACGATATTGTTGAAAAGTATTTGTTGAATGAAGATATTGACAAATATAATCCCCTTCCTATTACGAAGTACCTTTTTCTTGCAGCTAAACCCTATCTAGATCGTATAAATAATATACATGCTTTAGAAAAGTCACTTTATAGTGACTACTTGGGACTCGCGGGTAGAGTTGATTGCATCGCAGAGTACGAGGGAGAGCTCGCAGTCATTGACTTCAAGACTTCAAAAAAAATAAAACCTGAAGAATGGATTGAAAATTACTTTGTCCAGGAAACAGCATATGCTTGCATGTATTATGAAATGACTGGTATTCCAGTCCAAAAACTGATTACTATTATGGTCGCTGACAATGGAGAATGCTTCGTCTATGAAAAAAGAAACAAAGGTTACTATATTAAACTTCTTACCAAATACATCCGAGAGTTCGTCGCTCATCATACCGAAACCCATGCAGAACAACACTGAAGATGTAAATTCACTCATTAAAGAAAAATTTCTCTGTCAGTCTAAGTTTGCACAAGACATTGAACATCTTGTGATGAATTCAAAAATTAATTATATTGAAGCCATCGTCACTTATTGTGAAGAAAATGGTATTGAATTTGAGTCAGTTTCAAAACTCATTTCAAAACCACTGAAAGAGAAACTAAAACATGAGGCAACCCAACTTAACTTTCTGAAAAAAACAAGTCGTGCTAAATTAGTATTCTGATGACGCCAATAGAGGTATATAAAACATACCTGGCATTCAAGAATCATTTCACCAAATCAAACTACGATTACTTTCAATATTGCGGAAAGTCTAGAGCTTCCAAAGAGTCCTTTAACAAAAGGAAAGATCGATACTTCTTTGAACGTATGTCTCGTCAAAAGTCTGATGACGAGATTCGTCAATATTTCTTAGCTAATTTTGTAGAATGTGATGATCCCGCAAAACTTTGGATCGGTGAAATTATTGAATCCGGTGAAAAAAATTATTCAAACTGGTTGAAGAGATCTCAAAGTCTCTTCTATCTCTTTAAGACAGAAGCTGCAGTTTTTGTGCATAAAGATAACTTCAATCAGTTATTTGAAATTCAGGGATCTTCCCATCCAGATATTCTTAAAAAGTATTTACAAAACGCTATATCCATAGAAACTTTCATAATTTTGGATATGATTCTTAATTTTTCCAAAAAATTTGATAAGAAACTACTAGATCCAGTGTGGGAATCCGTCAGTTTACGCATCAAAAAATACAAATCATTCCTAAATATTGATAAGGAAAAGTACACACAAACTCTAAAGGAGATTGTATTGTGAATGAAGTTTTTCAGTATGAAGTGGAAGAACTTAAACGAATCCTTGACTCTCTCAAGGATTTTGTAGTATCTAACAACAAAACTATAAGATGTACTGAATATTATATAGCTTTAGATAATAAAAACTTCCTTCAAGTTCTTGAAGATACTTTTAATGATTCTACTTTAAATGAAAATTTAAAAAAAGAACATCTAAAGTTAATTAAAATTTTTCTCGAAAAACAAAAAAACTTATATCATAAACTTTGTTTTGAAAGTAATGCACAGTCACTTGATTTAAAATCAAGATTTGAAGATGTTTTAATGTTTTTAGGATTTTCCGAAAATAAAAATAATTTATTTTCAAATTTAGAAAATACAATAAATCGTATAGATATAAAGGAGATTGTACAGTGAGTGGATTTTTCCAATCCGAAATTGTAAGAGAAGCCATCAAAGAGATGGAAGAACTTCAACAACGAATTATTCAAGACACATTCAAAGCTCCACTTATGAGCAAAGAAGAAAAGAAAGAACATGTTGAGTTAATGAGAACTTTCTTAGAGAAACAAAAAAACTTATATTTCCGTCTATCCCTCTCAGATGATCCAGAAGCATTAGAAATGAAAGAAAGAATCCAAGAAGCTGCAGAGTTTCTTGGATTTAAAGGTAATAATGTAAACCAATTATTTTCCGAAATGGAAAACACTCTGAAAAGACTAGATAAAATTGCAGAGATAGAGTAACATGTCCTACTACTACAAAATCACCTCCGCATATTGTTATCACAATGGTGAAATTGTAGATATGTATTTCATAAACGGAATTCCTTTTACATTTGATGATATTCCTTTAATTATGCAACAAGATCCTTACATTCAAATGGAAGCCGAAGACCATGAATCATATTCATCCGAAGACATGTACAGGTGGTCAAATTACTTAATTGACGAAATGTGTCACCCTCTTTTGTTTGAGTTACAGATCGAAAACCCCGAAGAAATGCCTAAAGACTAGGGCTTGACAACCCTTCTGCCCTGCGGTAAGATAAAGTCGTCCCAAAGGCCAAATACACTCAATACGGAGAATACAAATGTCTTTTGCTGATCTCAAGAAACAGTCCCGTGCTGGTTCACTGACTGAAAAACTGATCAAACAAGTTGAAAAACTGAATAGTGGAGAATCTGGTGGCGATGATCGTTTCTGGAAACCAGAAGTAGACAAAGCCGGAAATGGTTATGCAGTAATCCGATTCCTCCCCGCACCTGAAGGATGTGAACTTCCTTGGGCCCAAGTCTGGAGTCACGCTTTCCAAGGCCCTGGTGGTTGGTATATTGAAAATAGTCTGACGACTATGGGACAAAAAGATCCTGTTTCTGAACACAATCGTGTTCTGTGGAACTCTGGGTCTGATCGTGACAAGGAGATTGCTCGGAAACAGAAACGCAAACTCTCTTACTACGCTAACATTTATGTGGTGAGTGATCCTGCACACCCCGAGAACGAAGGTCGTGTGTTCCTCTACAAGTTCGGTAAGAAGATCTATGACAAGATTACCGAAGCGATGCAACCTCAGTTTGCAGATGAGGAAGCCATTAATCCTTTTGACTTCTGGAGTGGTGCAAACTTCAAACTGAAGATTCGTAAGGTTGAAGGTTACTGGAACTACGATAAGTCGGAGTTTGATAAGCCTTCCGCACTTCTAGATGATGATGACAAACTGGAACGCATCTACAAGAACCTGAACGATCTCAATGAGTTCAGTGCCGCAAGTAACTTCAAGTCTTATGAAGATTTGAAGAAGCGTCTTGACTATGTTCTGGGTGCAAAAGCTCCTGCACGTCAAGATCCTGAGACTGTTGAAGAGGATGAACAGTGGGAAGCCGAACGTCGCGGTGAGTCTGCACCGAAGCGTTCAACTCCTTCCTTTGAGATTGCTCGTCCTGCAGTCCAAGAAGAGGATGATGAAGATGCAGATGATGCTCTGAGTTACTTCCAGAAACTCGCTGAGTCCTGATAGTTCAAAGGAGGGGTAAATCCCCTCCTTTTTTTATATTCTCATAACTTTTTCATTATAAGTTTTCTTAAGTTTTTCATTAATATAGTTTGGATCATCTTCATTATACGTCATAATATTTCTAAATTCATCAATAACTACAGGTAAGTATTCTGGTTTTATAATTATTATTTTTCTTTTTTCTTCGTTCAATCTAGATTCATATTCATAATTGGTTATAGGTTTAGAAAGAGAAGATCCGGGAATTCTGATTATAGAACTTGTACTTGGATCAAAATATTGAAACTCTTCTGTAATTTTTTCTTGCCATTTACTTCCAGTCCATCTCCAAGTTGTTTGATTTTGACTGTAGGTATCATTTGGTTCAATGTTTACAATTTCTTCTGGCAAACTTACAGTAATAGTTGGACTAGAGACATAATTCAATCCACCATCAGTAACAGTAACTTTTTCTATACTAGTATTTGTTAATTGGAATGAAAATGCCGCTTTTCTTGAAATAGGAGCCTTTTCAAGGGTAACAGTTGGAGGTACAGTATATCCAAATCCAACATTAGTTATAGAAATAGTGGTAACAATTCCAGTGTTTAAATTTGCTACCCCTGTTGCTTTAACCGCAGGGTATGGAGATCCAACAGTAATAGTTGGAGCAACAGTATATCCAACTCCAGGATTTGTAATATTGATTCCACTTACAGATCCATTTGTTATTTCCGTTGTTCCTTTTGCAGTAGAAGTTAAATTATATTCATAAATTTTATCTAATGGACCACCAGCAATTAAAAATTTATCTCTACTTAAACTAATTATAATGTCACACGGAGATCCAACCCTGTCTCCAACATAAAAACTATAAGCATAAGTTGCGGTGTTTATTTGCCAAGATTCTAAATTATATTCGTAAATACTGGAACTACCTTCACTTGTAGTGAATAATTTAGTACCATCAGAATTAAAACCAAACCCAAGAATAAAATTATCACCAGTACTACTAGTAATATTCAAACTGTTTAATGCGGACCCACTCCTCGTAGTGATATTCCAAGGAATCCCAAGAGAATATTCCCTAATTACATCGGGATTGGAAAAGTCTAAAACAAACATTCTAGTTCCATCTGGTTTGAATCTTATTCCGCCAGGAGAAGCTATTGTGATTTGATTTAACTTAGTTGCGGTCGATAAATCCCACGGAGTAGATAACTCATAAGCTACAATTTTATAAGATAATCCAACTCCACCAGTTACATACACTATAGTTCCATCTGGTTTAAATTCAACACCAGTTGTATAGTTAAAATCGGCACTTACATCTAATTGATAGGTTATTGAAATTGTATCAATATTCCAGGCGGTACTTAAAGTATATTGTTTAATTTGATTTGCACCAGTAAAACTAGCAGTATATAAGTAATTACCTGCGTCATTTAAGTAAAAACCTTCGAGGTCATTACCAATTGCAATTGCAGATTCTTTGTTATATAATCCAGCAATAACTCGTGGTGACTGGGAAAATGTTACTATTGGTGCAGTGAGTCCGTAACCTATTCCCCCTACTAAATTTTTAATAGTTGTAACTCTGTCAATATTAATTCCATCACCCAATTCACATTCAGCAGTTGCTTGTACTGATGGAGTAGGATCCGAAAATGTTACTTGCGGAGCATTATTATATCCCTGACCTCCCACTAAATTTACAATTGCAGATACTCTAAAGTCGGTAACTAAACAATTCGCTGAAGCATCACTGGTAACTGGTGGATTTGAAATTGTAATTGTTGGAATTTTGGTATAACCTAATCCAGGATTTGTAATCTCAATTGTTTGTATAGTATTGCCAGCACCAACCACAGGAGTTAATACAGCTTGAGTACCTGGTATGTAAATTGGTGGAAAAGTTATTCCGGGTGGAGTTTCTTCTACGTCTTTATATTCTGGTGTATTATAAAAAATTTCATCAAGTATTACCCCACTAGGAAAAACTTCTCTACCGAAAGAATCTTTAGTTGAAATAGATTCATAGTGGTGAATGTTTAAAAAAGCACTTTCGGAACCATATTTTTCCAACATGTACTTATTGAAACTATCGACGTTTAGGGGCCACTCGTCTTGAATATTGATAATATTATTAGAAATTAATATAACCCAATCTAATCCAGAATCTCCATAGATTCTTTCTGCAATCTGGTCAGGTCGTTCATTTTCAGTAATGATATAATACTCAAAAGCCGAGGCTATTGAGATAATATCTTCTCTAAGTTTTGCTCTCTTGAAGATATTCTTAACAATCAGGGTTTCATCATTAGATACCTGATTTTTCGTTCTATTAAGAACTTGAATATTTGGTAATTCTTTAAAGTACGACATTTTAGTATCCTATTGAGTTCGAACTTACTGAGGATAAATCACCTCTATTGTCAAAAATATTATTTTCTTGATAATCAGTATCATAAATTGGTTCAAGTTCATTAAAGGTCATTTGCATGATAGTCGAAACTGGTTGACCTTTTTCATATGCAGCCCACAAACCATCTGGAGTATAATTGCAACTAAAACTTATCAATGCACAAGTTTTAAACTTATTTACACCTGGAATTTCATTTTTTCCTCCTGTTCTAAATTGCAGTTTAAAAACATTTGGAGTTCCCAAGAAAAATGATGCTTGTCCAGATTTACCTTTCATTTTTTTAACAGCCATTCCCTGTTTGAAAAATCTTATAATTTTTCTAACCATTGCAGCTTCTTCTGCACTTCTTGGGGATAATCTATAATTAAAACTAAAACTTCTAAGTGTTGGAGAATTGAATAATAATTCCAAATTAGAATTAGGCACAATACCTGCACCTCTTGCAAGAATTGATTCCGATTCAACACCCATGCCTTGCATTTTTAATAACTTTGAAGCTCCTTCGGATCCGACTAACATTGCCAATTCTTCACTCACTTTTCCTTCTTTATATAACTTCATTAAGTTATTTGCTATTAAAGCCTTAGCAGCCAGTCCCTCAACTCCAGTAAGTCCACCGAAGGCAGATGCAGCAAGTGCTATTCCCGCTTCTCCTTTAAGATTACCAAGTGTACTTGCAGTTGCTGCAGCTGCTAGGTTTCCCATCGAATCTTCACCCCAACTAACGTTATTGCTGTCTGCAATAGTGTTAGGCATTGGCAGAAATACTGTACCAATTATTTCTGATAAATTTGATACAGTTTGAAGACCCCCAGATAATGCCTGACTAGCGGCTGCAGTTCCCCCAAAGATTGCATCTGCTTTAGATGGTTTATATCTATATTGAGAAATTGCAAAATGGTCCTGTTGACTTGTCATCAAATCCGCAGGATATTTCATTTCACCACTGAATAATTTCTTTTCGTTTCCAACTCCAAAATTATCCCCATTGACTGCAAAGTTTTTATAACTTTCTTTGGGGTTTTGTAGAAATGAAAATAAAGATCCGACTCCACCACCCCCACCGACTGCAGCTGTTGCACTACTTGCAGGTGTTGTTCCTGGAATCGCAGTGGACCCTGGAGTACCGCCAGTAGTTGTTGTAGTTTTAACAACAGTTCCTGCAGACGTAGTAGTTACTGACAGATTTGATCCACCCAATCCACCGACTGCTCCAGATACTGGACTTTGGGGAGTAATTGATGATTGTCCAGGAGCTCCAGTAGTAAAATTCTCAGATGCCCATTGTGCTAATTTTGAATTGGAATTGACTCCCCCAACACTTTTATATGCCGATTGAATTGATATAATTGTTTGAATATGTAATTGATTCTTTTCATTATCCGTAAATCCCAATAATGTTGAGGATGCGTTCCATTTACCGTCTTGGTAAATTGGCTTTGTTCCTGCAGGAGCATTTTGTTGTATAATTTGAACGTCACCAGTCCCTAGATCATATTGGAGATTATATGAAATTCCATTTTTGGTAACTAATGGTGATTTAACGTTTGTATACGCCACTTAAGATTTGCTCCAGGCTTTGTGATTGGGAAAGGGTTGACCTCTTATATCAACAAATTTTTCAGTGGGTAATATTGCAACGGAGGGCCAATCTTTTTCTGGAACTCTCAAAAATCCCCCAGCAACTCCAGAAAAAAAGTAACGATGAATAGTATTACGAGGTATGCCTACTGTATCTGCATTATTTATTAGACCTTTTGCAATTCCTTCACGATATTGTCTCCCAACATAATGCAGGTTAATTCCGATAAAATAGTCTTGATTATAATTAATTTCTGTAATATACGTTAATGGTTGTCTGTCAAAAAACGACAACTTAGGAGTATTTGATCCATAAATGAAAAAATACATTCGTCCAACTTCAATTCCACCAGTATCCGAAAGATTTATATCACTTTGATCCAATTCCCCAAGATATTGTCTAAGTTGCCCAGAAAACCAATCCCCACTTTTATTTTTTCCTTTTACTTGTTTAAGTAAGTCATATCCAAAACCTTTACCATTGACATAAGGTTCGTCTTTCCAAGTCATATACCTAAATCCTCCTCAGTCATGATTCGGAATTCATAATTACGATCTGCACAATATTCTCTTGCAGCCTTCCATTTTGCTTGATTTTTTACCCAAGTTTGAACTTTATATGCCCAGGCCTTTGTTCTTCTTTTTGGATTTTGTTCAGGCATTTCCACTTCTTTTTTTGGTTTGATTTCAATTACAACTGTTCGTGTATTTCCACTTTTGTCCTTATACTTTACAAAGAAATCCGGAAAGTAACGATGAACTTTATTGTCAAGTGGAGAAAGATACGGAATCCAAAACTCTTCAGACTGCCATTGATTCACATTTTCATTTAAGTCACAATAACGCATAAACTTTCTTTCCCATAAAGAACGGTAAACGATATTTGTGGGATCTCCTTTATACTTTTTGGGGTTTTCTGGTCTGTATTTTCCCTTATAACTCATATACATACTATAGATCCTTAAGTAATATTTATAGATGGCTGAGCCATTCAGATCCGATTTTCCAAGTAATCCATATAGAGTAGACCCCATCTATGCAAGGATGACCTTGCCCAGAAATACAAATGATGGTCGTACTGCTTTACCCGGAGTTAGTGAGTTATTTGGTGAATTATCTGTTACAAGTCAATTCAAAGTTACTTTATTTTTAGGTGATACATATCCAATTACAAACTCAGATTCTGATATCAATGCTTGGTTAGTTACTTGCGGGGTCCTGGGTTCAAATTTATTTAATGGTGGATCTTCATATTTGAATTCTCTACGTTATGAATTTATGTGTAATGAAACTTCTCTTCCAGGAGCTTCGTTTAGTATGATTGAAGAGACTGGAAGTAGACAAGGAATTGTCGAGAGATTTCCAAATAGAAGAGACTTTCCAGAAGTTACAATGACTTTCTATGTTGATGCGGAATATGGAATTATTCGTCTATTTGAAGAGTGGATGAATTTCATAAATCCCCTTTATAGTACAAGAGGTAGATTGGTTTCAGGTAATCCTAGAGGTGGAGTTGGTCAATTTTCAGACGATCAATTTTTCAGATTCAGATATCCAAACACATATAAAAGAGATTTAGCGATAACAAAGTTTGAAAGAGATATTTACGTAGATCCAAACACTAGAGATGTAGAAAAAACACCTTCAATGATGACTTATAAATTTATTAATGCATTCCCAACAAATTTAACTGCTCTTCCTGTCACTTATGAAGGTAGTACAATCACAAAAACTACAGTGAGTTTTAATTATGATCGATATGTAATATTGAATCACTTCGGTACAGGTCAAAATCAATATTCAAACCAATTTGTAACAGAAAATGGAGAGAATATAAGTCTTACACAACCATCCTTCTCTTGGGGTGAGGCTCCAGAATACTTTACAAATCCAACATTTGGAGTTAACTCTGCAATTGATGTTTCTCCTTCCTTTAAACCACTCTAAATAAATTTAATTGATTACATAATTATATGCCATTACCTAAGATTGCTACACCAACTTATGAGCTTAAATTACCTTCTACAGGAAAACCGGTAAAATATAGACCATTTCTAGTAAAAGAAGAAAAAGTTCTAATTTTGGCTCTAGAAAGTCAAGATATTAAACAAATTACCCTGGCAATTAAATCAGTTTTGAAAGACTGCATTTTAACAAAAGGAATTAAAGTAGAAGAGTTACCATCTTTCGATATCGAATATATTTTCTTGAATGTTCGAGGAAAATCGGTAGGAGAATCTATAGATTTAATTGTAACTTGTTCAGATGATGGGACAACAGAAGTTCCTGTTAAAATTTTTGTAGATGAAGTTCAAGTCCAAAAAGACGAAGAACATTCTACAGAAATAAAAATTGATGATAATATCATGATTAAAATGAAGTACCCTTCACTGGATCAATTTATTAAAAACAATTTTGATTTTACAACTCAGGAATCTGTATCAACTATTGAAAGATCTTTTGATATTATATCCTCATGCATTGAATCTATTTTTACAGAAGAAGAAGCTTGGGCTGCTTCAGATGTGACTAAGAAAGAGTTGATTGAATTCATTGAAAGTATGAACGCAGATCAATTCAAGAAGATTGAAAAGTTTTTTGAGACAATGCCTAAACTGTCTCATACTTTCACCGTTATTAATCCAAATACAAAAGTAGAAAATACAGTAACTCTGGAGGGCCTAACAAGTTTTTTCGGCTAATTATGGCTCATATTGATCTTGAGTCATATTTCCGCATTAATTTCGCTCTCATGCAGTTTCATAAATACTCTTTGACAGAGATTGAAAACATGATGCCTTGGGAAAGAGATATCTATCTCGCCCTGTTGAAACAACACATTGAAGAAGAAAACCTAAAGGCACAACAGGCAGCAAACCGTGGCAGTTAGTTCACTACTCAATCCATCTAGAATTGTAAGAGAAAGACAAACGACGGCTGCAGCTGCTCAAAATTTTATCACTGGTGGATCTCCTCTAGGTCAAGGAGTCGTTGCTAGTGCCGCTAATAAAATTGTTGGATTTCAACGAGGTGCAGCTGCAGTTTCTGCGCGACCACCAGATTTAAATTCCATCATTCAAACATTATCATCAAACATTTTAAATAATGTTGAAAATAGAGTACAATCTGTAAATAAAAATGTAACTCAGATAGTTAATCAAAAAATTGATGGATTAGAAAAAAAATATCAAGATAGATTAGGTAAGATTGAAGCTGCAACACCAAATTCTATCTTGCAGAATTTCTTAAATCTATACAAAGAAGCATTAGGATATATTCAGTTTCTAGGCAATAGAAAAAACGTAAGAACTCTTGGCGAAAATTTAAAAGCACTTCAAAACGTATTTACTGAGACTTTTAATGTTGCAAAGATTATTCGTCAAACTATTATAAACATTGTAAAACAACTTTCAAATCTACCTACTGCAAGTGCTGGCGGAGGTGGATTAAATTTAGATATTGACATTCCTGGTGGATCTCTTAGAAGGGGATCTATGGGTGGTCTATCTAGAGCTCTTAGACGTGGTGGCAAACCTGCCATGATGTTGGGTGGTGCCGCATTAGCAGGTGGATTAGGTTCCAAAGTAGTAAGTGGAATGATGGATCTTGGTGGGGACGTTCAAGCTGCGCCCATGTCAGAAGGAGCTATACCAGGAGTTCTATTAGACCGTTTTAACTCAATATTAGATAGATTTTCGGCAGCGATAAATTCATTATCAAGTACTAAAAAGTCTCAACCTGCTCCTGGAGGTGCTGCTCCAGCACCACAAAAAGCACCAGGAAAACCACCCGCAAGTGGTGGAGCTCCTACTACACCAGTAACTACATCTGCTCCTGGAGATGAAAAGTTAGCTGCATTTGTTGCAACTATGGAAGCATCATCTCCAGAAAATGCTGCTGACGCACTCCAAGTAATGTTAAATCGTTCAGCATCTGGAAAATATGGTAAAGGATTGCCTGGCGTCTTATCGGGATATGATCAATTTTCTCCAATTTCTGCAGCAATTTTTGGAAAAAGTAAAGATCCAGATGCTGCAGCAAAATATGGACCAATTGCGGCTAAACTACCTGGAAATACTCCTCAAGAAAAATTCAAATATTTACAACAAGTTGCCTCTGAACCTGATGGATTAAATAAACTTCAACAAATATTTGGTGGAGGTAGTGCTAGTGTTGCTGGAACAATTTTAAATGATCCAAAATATCTGGAGATGTCCAGACAAAATGTTAAGGGTGCTCAGAATTTTTATGGTGGAAGACAATCACAATCTGGAGATATTCAATTTAGATCTGGAGGTAATTGGTTTTATAATTTTGGTGGACCAGTAGGAAAATTAGGAACACAACCAACTGGCACTGTAACTACTCCACCACAAAAACCTTCAGCAGTCGCACCAGCTCCATCACAGGCAACAAATCAACAACAACTTGCACAGACCGTATCTAGACCTCCAGTTCAACAAGCTCCTCAAGTCAATATAGCTCCTTTAAATCTCTCCACGCCGCAAGCACAATCTACAAAAGTGGGAGATACAATTACTCCTCCACCAATAATGAGTAAAGGTGGTGTTACTGTTCCATTCTTATCATCATCAAATTATGATAATTTTCTTACATTATATTCCAAAATGGTTTATAACATTGTGGACGGATAATATATGGCACCTCCAAAGAAAGATACTCCATTAAGATCACCATTAGTCTCGGCTTTTAGTAATATTGTCAATATTAATAGATCTAAATCTCAAATGAAGTCTACACAGGCTTCGTATAGTGAATTTTTGAGATTTATGACTACGGAAGTAAGAAATATTGAAGCAATTAAACTTCCAGATGAAAAAAAGATCAAAAGGTTATCAAGTATCAATGTAAGTTCTACATTTGGATCCGCCGGAAGTTTGCTTTCTGGTTTAGCTAGTGGTGCTTTAGATGCTGCAGGATTGGTTGGTAATTTATTTGGTGGTGGAGGGAAAGGTGGTAAAGGCGGCAAACCTGGTGCAAAACCGAGTCCAAAAGCAGGAAAACCAATACCAAAAGGTACAAAAATCAGACTTCCTGGTGTTAGAGGATTGCCGATTCTTTCCGCTGCTTTAGCTGGATTAGATTTTGCACAAGGAATATCCGAAGGAGAATCTGTGGGCAAAGCAGGTGCTGGTGCAGTTGGATCTGCTGCTGGTGCTGCTGGTGGCGCTCTTGCTGGTGCAGCATTAGCGGGAGCTATTGGTCAGACATTGGTTCCAATTCCTGGATTAGGTTTTGTATTAGGAGCTGCAGTTGGTAGTTTGGGAGGACTTGCTGGAGGTTATTTAGCTGATAGAGCATATGAATCTGCGACTGGGGAAGGAAAAGTAAAAGAAAAACAAAAAGCAAAATTAAAACAACAAGAACAAAAACAAAAACTTGCAGCAACATCAGCTTCCAAAGTTACATTGCCTCAGGTATTGGATAAATTTGAAAATGTTGTTATTAAATTTGAAAAAGTTTCAATGAATCTTGCCGCGCCACAAGAAGTTGTCCCTCAAGGATATGATGAAGAACTTGGAGAAGATGAGGCTCCAAAATTACCGGAAGACACAACTCCTGGAGGTGTAGATTCCATCCAATATGGATCAGGAAATGCAGAATTTGGTGAAACTGGAAATGTAAGTAATGCTCCTGGTTGGGTTCATGGACATTTTCAAGGTGATAGTGCGGGTGCGGTTGTTAAAGATACAACAATGGTAGTCAAAGCTTTATTGAAACAAGGATCTCCAGTTTACCTGAATCCTGGAGTAGACTTAAATCCATCTAAACAGTACAGCGATGAAGAAATAAGAAGTTATGTTGAACAAGCAAGAAGAGCCCATACCCATAGTGGAACAGGAAAATCTATCGATGTTTTTGTAAAAAAAGGTACGAAAATACCAGTCCCTCTTACTAATGTTGGTCCAACTGGATCTGGTTTTGGTGGTTATGGTAGAGGCGGAATTGCTGGTTATATTCAAGGAACACGTACTTGGATTGGTCACTTGAAACCTGGTTCTAAATCTGGTTTATCTGAAACCAAAGGAAAAATAGAATCAAAAGGTAAAGAAACTGGAGATATGGAAGATTTAAAACCTGGAGTAGTTCCAGATAAATCACAAAATCCTGCTGCACCATCTCCTCCAAGTGCCGAGATGCAACAAAAGTTTCAAATGGCATGGGACAATAGAAGTAATCCTTTTGCAAGAGGAAAAATTGAATCTGCTTGGACAAATCTGACACCGGAACAACAACAACAAGCTAAAATATGGGCAAAATCAAAAGGATATAATTGGAATGAAATGAAGTTGAAAGAAAAACCCATGAATGTTCAAGCTGCCCCAGCAACAGTCACTGCAGTTCCATCAATGCAACAGACTGTACCTCAACAAATAGAACAATATCCAGATTATAACTTACCACAATCAAGTATAACGTTAATGCCAATTGTTATGGGTGGTCCTAGTGGATCACAACAACGACCTATGGTTATTGCTGGAGGTAGTGGAGGAGGAGGTACAACGATCTTACCTCCAACTCCTGAAGGTCAGGTGTTAAATAGTTTATTCAAGACCATCTTGTTAACGAACTTATCGGGAACGTAATATGTCTAATGCGTTAACTACGTTAAAATATAATTCAGTTATAATCGAATCTTCAGAAACAAAGAGAAAAATTGATCTAACCAGTTCTCTCATTTTCTGTGATTATTTTGAAGATATATTATCTCCTTGTGTGACGATGACTATGCAGATCGCTGCCACTTATTCAATATTCAATAATCTTCCAATTCGAGGTGGAGAAAAAGTTGTTATTGATATAGAAACTCTAAGTGGAAATTTTAAGTTGGATGGTGATTATGCAATGTATGTTTATAAAGTGGGTGGAATTGTTTCTGATGGTGCAAAAGAATACTTTACTCTTCACTTATGTTCTCGTGAGGCATTGACAAATGAGACGGCTAGAGTTCAAAAAAAGTATGATAAAAAACCAATCAATGATCATGTAACTGCAATTCTCAAAGATGTACTAAAAACTAAAAAATTTAAGAGTGCAAATATCGAGAAAACATCTAATTCTTATAGTTTTATTGGTACTCTAAAAAAACCATTTCACATATTAACTTGGTTAGGTCCTAAAGGTATTCCAGCTACTTCATCGTCTGGAAACAGTGGAACAATTGCAAAGGGAGTTGCTGGATTTTTATTCTATGAAAATAAAGATGGATTTCATTTTAGAAGTATTGATACATTAGTTTCTGCAACAATGTCTCAAACTGGTAGTACATCGAAAGAATCAATACCAAAATATAATTACAATCCCGGAATTACGGAGTCTGGAAATTTAAATGCAAATTTCAACATTTTAAATTATAACTTTGAAAAGAATATTGATTTAATGAAATCTCTCCGGGTCGGAATGTATGCAAATATCACATATTTTTACGACTTATATGAGAACAAAATTAGTGGGATTACTTATAGTTTAAATTCAGAAATTAAATCTAAACTAGGTAGTACTAGTAAATTGGCATACCCAAGAGATTTTGGTAATAGACCATCAAGAATTCTGTTTAGATCTGCAGATGTGGGAATATTAGACAAAACTGGTAGAACTGATGATTCTGGTAGGGACAATACTGATATGGCAAAAGCTTTTTCTCGTTATAATTTATTGTTTACTCAGTCGCTAAATATTGTAGTACCTATGAATGTCAATTTGAAAGCTGGTAACATACTTTACGCACAATTTCAAAAAATTGATGCAGGACAAACTGCTGAAGTAGATCCTGAACAAAGTGGAAATTATTTGATTAAAGAAGTTAGACATCATTTCGAAGGCAATCAAATGGTATCATCACTAAAACTCGTCAGAGACTCCTACGGATTATATGGGGCAAAATAATGAACAACATAGATACCCACATTGCAAAAGATAGAGAAATTCTCGATAACCCTGTCACTTCTCCACAAGCGAGAAGACATACTCAAGAAGAATTAGAAGCTTTAGAAGCTTATAAGGCTAATCATCCAGAAGATGATCATGATCCAACTCCATTAGAGTTATATTGCGATAGTCATCCAGGTGCCGCAGAATGTAAAATTTACGAAGACTAATGATAGACGAATCTTTTGTAAAATCAAATTTTTTAGGTAGAGACGGATTCATTTGGTGGATCGGCCAAGTTGCCGATCCTAAAGTATGGCGCACTGAAAAAACAAGAATTGATGAAGGCAAATCATCTTGGGGATATAGATGCAAAATACGAATTATTGGATATCATAGTTTTGATAGAAATGAGTTAAAAGATGAAGACCTTCCTTGGGCTCATGTTCTAACTAGTGCAGCAGATGGAGCTCCAGCTCAAGGTGGTTTTGGTAAATTACCTTTACTTGTTGGAGGAGAGTCTGTATTTGGATTCTTTCTGGATGGGGAAGAAGCTCAACAACCTGTCATAATGTCTTGCTTCTATAGAAGCCCAATGGTTGAAAACATACCAAATCCGAATCCATTTGAACCATTTGCAGGAGCACCAACAAGTGGACCTCTTGGGGGAGGAGACCCAAAAAGAAGGAGTCAATCTACAAGAAATAAAAGACAAGATGATGGAGTTGCAAAAGAAATAGATGAAAAAATTGGAGAGGGATCCCAATTTGAAATGTTTGCCAACCCACTCTTCGGAGCAGCTACAACAAAAAGTTTGGATTTAAGTCCCGGATTCGCTCCAATTACAACAGATACTAGTAGTAAAGCCGGAGCAATATTTGGAGCTCCAAATATTCCTAGAGATCAGTTATTTTACGATGAAAAAGCAGAAGTTGCATTTCTATCTGCATTTGATAAAGTAGGTAATGTTGAAACTGATAATGGGTGTGGAAATAATATTTTAAGTCAAATTACAAATACTCTACAAAGTTTTATCAAAACAGTAAATGGACTTGAAAAAACTGCATTAGGATTCATAGACCCAGTTAGAAATGTTGTTGTAGATGTTCAACAAACTGTTAGGTCTGTAGCTAGAATTGTTGCATCCATTATGAAGTTTGTGATTAATGGAATGCGTGATAGTATTTTCTGTTTAATTGGAAAATTATTTAAAGTACTATCAATTACATTACCATCTTCGATTAAACTTCCCATCTCTGAAGCTGCTAAAAATATATTAAATCTAATATTTTGTCTTTTTGAAAAACTATTTGGTCCTCTTATGGACTTTATCAAGGGTCTTTTAAATGGACTTATTGGTAAAAGTCCAAATATACCTTTGTGTGCAATAGAAGAAATTACGAGTGCATTGGTAAATAAGTTGGCAGATATGGCAGATAATGCTCTATCTGCTATTTTAAGTGGACTAGATTGGTTAGCTAGTGGAATTAGTTCAATTGCTGGTGCTTTAACCAGTGGATTGAACATGATTAGTCAGATCCTAAGTTTTTTAAGTTGCGATTCCTTAGCTTGTCAAAGTACAACTTCTTGGAATCCTTTTAGTGGAGCATCATTCCCAGCTTTGGATAGTTGGAATAGTATTATAGGAAACATGGATGTATTGAGTGGACTTGGTGGAGCCAATCAGTCTCTAGGTTATTTGTCTATGTTCGGATCTTCAAATACACCATTCAGTAAGTGCAGGAAAAAAATTACAAATCCACAAACACAAGATGATCTTGCTCCAATGCCAATTGGTGTCAAATTTTATAACTGTATCCCCCCAGAAATTAGAATCTATGGAGATGGAGTTGGTGCAAGAGCAAAAGCAGTAGTATCTGAAGTAGATGGATCCATTGTAACATTTTTACTATGCGATCCTGGAAAAGGGTATACATATCCACCAGAAATAAGAGTTGTTGATAATTCAAATCATGGAAAAGGTGCTCAAGCTAGAGCAACAGTATCAAATGGAGGAATAGATTCGATCTATGTTATTAATCCCGGAACTGGTTATTGTCAAACCAACTTAACCGAAGAGACTGGTGGTGGTGCTGGTACTGCCTCTCTACCACCATGTTTAGATGTGGGAGACGGTCAACTTTCTCCAGTTGTTATTGGAATCACTACTAATTTTGTAATAGGAAGTCCCGGAATAGGATATACTTTTGGAGATACTATACAAGTTGGAGATGATTTGTTTAAACCAGTGATTACAGATAACGGTTCTATTATTGATGTGGAATACCCAAGTTTTGCGGTTCAACCAACTCAACCAGGTCAAGCGCCCCCTCCCAATCAAACTACACAAACTGGATCATCTGGTCAAACTTTCAAATCTGTTCCACCAGTGATTATAAATACAAGGACGGGAGAAGGTGCCATCATCTATCCAGTTCTACAATTCGTACCACAATTTATCACTGATACTCTTGATCAAAATATTGTTGGTATTGGCTCCATCGTAAACGTAGTCGATTGTGTGTAAACCATGCCCGAACAACCAAAAGAATATTATGAAAAGAAACCAGGCTATATAATTAAGTCTGGAACTGAAGATGCTGTGGGGAGAATAATAGATTATGCGATGTTCACGGATAATGGCCAAGGGTTTGAGTACACAACCGATGGTCAATACATGCAACAATGTAATAAAACCTCATATGAACTTTGTGGGGTAGATGGAAAAGATAAAGAACCTGCTAAAATTATAAGAGCTAGAAAGGGTGATATTATCATCGAAGCAATGGATGGTGATATTATTCTAAGAGGTAAAAATATTAGAGTTGTTGCTCTAGATGGAACTGGAGAAGTGACTGTAGTTTCAGGAAAACATTTTGCTGTAAATGCTCCTGTACAATCTTTTAAAGGAAGTAACTCCAATACAGTTATGTCCAACAGTGCATCTATTGGAGCTCAAGCAACAGATACCACTGGAAATATACAAAATAGTCAAACTTCTGGTGCAGAAGATTGTGAAGGGTCAATTTTAACTAGACTTTTAAATATTGCTAAGAAATTTGAAAAATGGTTAAGTTGTTGAATACTAGGAGGTGAAATATGCCTGCAGAACCCGTTAAGTATATTGGTGATAAACTCTGTGTAGGTCCTTTAGATTACTCATTTTTACCTGCTGTCCCCGCTATACCTGGAACTTCAGTATTAAATGGACCTGCATGGATTGGTGCAGGTGGACCCCAAATTCCTACAGCTAATTGTATGATTGGTCCTGGAATTGGAGGTCCAATTTCTTTACAAGTTATTGGTATTGCTAATTTTATTTCTATTACCAACCAAATAGGAATTAATAATAGATCTGGTCTTGCAAATATAACTGGATTTACTCAAAAACTTGGTGCAAGTACAAAAGCTGCATTTTCGGCTACCACTGGATTTAGTGCAAAATCTACCACACAAACTACAGCTGGACCACAGTATTCTCAAGCATTTGCTGAAACTCCTTTATTAAAGGCTAAAGTAATTCTGGGAAATGTTTCAGGAACTACAGGAATCAATCCAACTCAAGCTGCAGCATTAGCTACAAAAAAACCATTTGATATTAAACACCCAACCAAAGAAGGTTGGAGACTTAGACATGTTTGTGTCGAAGGTCCAACTGCGGATGTTTATGTCAGAGGTGTGATGGAATCCTGCGATACTATTGAACTTCCAGATTACTGGACAGGACTAGTAGATTCTGAAACAATCACAATTAGTTTAACCGCAGTCGGAGAATATCAAGAACTTTTTGCAAAACTATCGGAGTGTGGTACTAAAGTAAAAGTCTCCAACGCTTTAGGTGAAGTAAAAAAATATAGTTATTTGATATTCGGTGAAAGAAAAGATGTTGAAAGAAATATTGCAGAATATGAGGGAGAATCGGTAACAGATTATCCCGGAGATAATGCACAATACGGATTGTTTACTTTATAATTATTATGCCTGCAGAACCCGTTAAGTATATTGGTGATAAACTCTGTGTAGGTCCAATAGATTATTCATTCTTACCTGGATGCGTTCCATCAATTCCAGGAACAACAGTTTTAAATGGGCCTGTGTGGATTGGTGCTGGAGGACCACCAATTCCTACAGCTAATTGTATGATTGGACCTGGATTGGGGGGACCAATCTCCCTACAAGTTATTGGTATTGCCAATATTCCAGCTATTAATAATCAATCCGGAATCTACAATAGATCAGGTCTTGCAAATGTTACTGGATACAGTAACAAAGTTGGTTCCGACGTAAAAGCTGCATTTTCGGCTACAACTGCATATAGTGCAAAAGCCGCAGTACAAACCACTGCTGGTCCAGATTATTCTCAAGCATTCAGAGAAACGCCATTATTAAGAGCTAGGGTGATTATTGGAAACATGTCCGGAACAAAGGGCATGAATACGCAATTCAAAACAAGAGTGCAAGCAAAAAAACCTTTGGGACATCCAAATTTTGACATTAAACATCCCACAAAAAATGGTTGGAGAGTTCGTTATGTTTGTACAGAGGGCCCGACTGCCGATGTTTTTATCAAAGGAACTCTTAAAAATAAAAATATTATTGAACTTCCAGATTATTGGGAAGGTTTAGTTGATTCTGAAACCATAAATGTAATATTAACTTCGATTAATCAACATCAAAAACTCTTTTATAATGTTTCCAAATGTGGAACCAAAATTGAAGTTTTCTCTAACTCTGATAATTCAATCAATTGTTACTATAAAATATTTGCAGAAAGAAAAGACACTCCTAAAAATATTGTAGAATATAAAGGGTTGAATCATACCGATTATCCTGGAGATAATAACGAATATAGATTCTGGTTTAGTCCCACAGTGTTCCCATAAATAATACTAAACAATCTTTGACAATATAATTAACTAATTATGGCCGGTGTATCTACTCATTTCATTGCAGAATGTAAGGAAGAACTTGAATTTAAAAAGCAAGAAAAAGAACAGTTACTGGAACAACTTGCATTATATGATGTAAGAATAGATCGATATGATGCAGTTATTGAAAATATGGACAGGTCATTATTGCCTGGGATAGCAGAAATTAATGCTGGAGCGACTGCTGCAGCTGCAGCATATGAGTCTAGAGTTTCTACTGGGTGTAAAAGTGATTTAGCTTGGGTTCAAACCGGCCAACGTACTTTTAGAGTCGGTTTTACAAGCGTAGTGACTGAAACAATCTATGAAGTCAAAAAAGATTCTTCCACATATACACAGTATGGAAAATGGGGAATAAAATATTACAGAAGACCTAAAAATCAAGATTATGGTTCCAATATTGTTTCTGAATTTTATGGAGCTATCAGTGCAGGAACTACCAACTTAGCAATTGTTCAAGCTGGTGTTGCTGGAACTGTTGGTATTTTGCCTGGTGATCTTATTACGGATGATCTAGAAAATCCTACTGTATTTGGAATAAATAATCTTCCCAATATTGTTGGTTTCGGACAAAGTACCTTAGTAATTGAAACCAAAATTTTTAATGGTAAGGTTACAATTGGATCTACTGTTATTGCACAAGCAGGAGTTGGAGATACAACTCAAATTCAAGTAGGTAATAGAATTATTGGAACCAGTGTTTTACCTTTTGAAACTACTGTAGTGGCTATTAGTTCTGCTCCAATTGATATTGAAATATGGGATTTTGATTTTGGTGGATTTATTACCACTAGTGTTACTGTTCCATCTTTGGTCATAAGTAATCCAGCTTTAGGTTCAACTACTATTGACTTTGCAATAGGAATTACAAGTACTTATGATTCATTTTTAATAGATGTCCCTGCAAGTCAAGATGTTAATCCTAGTGATCCTACGAATTTTACTATAATTAGAACTACGCAATCAGTATTGGATGAATTTGATGCTACAAATAATCCTATAGATCCAGTTACTGTGGGGATTATGAATGAAAGCACTGTAGGATTTGGCCATAGTGTTGTGAGAGTTAGTAGTACTGCTCCTCCGGGACCTTTTCAGTGGAGAGAAGTTCTCGGTGATTTTGATCCAGAACCTGAGTGTGGGGCTGGATTTGTAGATTGGTATGAAGGAACTACTCAATGGCCTGTATTGATTACCAATACATTTGATTCTGAAGGAGCCTTAATTAGTTCGAGTAGCGCACATGCGCCAGAAGGAACTACAGTTACATTATCAGTTGGAAGTACTGTTCCACAAAGATATGGAATAGGATATACTGGAACCAGTTCAAATAATCCATCTTTTTCTGGTTGTGGGGCACAAAATACTGCTATATCAAACGCGGAATCAACAAGAAATTCAAGTATTACAAAGTCACAAGCAACAGTGGATGAAACTCTTGCTGCTTCATTAAGACTTAGACAACTTAGAGATAAGTTGGAAGGTCAAGCATTTGTCTTTTTACAAGGAAGAGCTGCAGCGGACGCAGAAATAGTTAGATTAACTAAGGCAATTGCAGAGTTGGAAGCGGTAGATTTATCGCAATATGAACCAACAACGAACATAAACAAAAATAAATACACAAACAATACGGTCGGGGTGCCAACCACTTAAAGAACTGTCACACACCCCCTGGACACCCCCCCACACTTCTTGGTATGATAGCCATGTTAATCCAAACAACCCCTAATGCAAATTGATCGTGATGTTTTGAAGAATCTTCAGGAACTGCAAGAAGATGTTGCAGAGGCCTTTACTGACGAAAACTTCCCTATGAGTGGTGAAGTTTATTGGACTGCGGTAGAGTGTCTTGCAACTGCAAAACTCGCAGAACTTCGTGGTGAACTGGTTGCAGATGAAGTATAAAGTCCAGTACTTTAAACCCAAAAAGAAAGGCCTTGCCAAACACGAAGCAGTGTTCTACAATATAGAAGACGCAATGAGGTGGGAGTCTTACGTTAAATACGAATTGAACGCACAAAATCTAGAAATAGTTCCAATCTAATATGAGTCTACTCAAAATTAACAGAGCATCACTTTACGAATATCCAGTGAAAACAACTCCTCAAAATGTCAAAGAATCAAACGAAGGACTGTTTCATGCTAAAATGACTCTACCTGCGGCTGCAAAACATTGCGGAATGACACAAAAAGAAATGAAGTTGACATTCTTCGAGTTTTTGAAGTATAATCCTCCTACCTACCAACCCGAGTAAGGTTTTCGAGGGACTGTCGCCTATTGGTTAAGGCCCACTGCTTATAACGGTGTGAACGGAGTTCAATTCTCCGCAGTCCTACCAAAATAAATGGGAGCATGGTGGAATCGGTAGACACACCAGACTTAAAATCTGTCGGGCATAGCCTGTGGGAGTTCAAGTCTCCCTGCTCCTATTAGTATACATAGTTATACTATTTGCCCTTGTAGCTCAGTGGTAGAGCAACGGTTTTGTAAACCGTTGGTCGCTGGTTCAAATCCGGTCGGGGGCTTCAGTAATTAAAAGATTCATGATCATCAATCTCTGGTACAATAAAGACATGAATCAATGGAGATGGTCGTTGACTGATCCATCCACAATGGAACAACATACAGGAGGACAACCAAATCTTAGAACAGCAATGAATGACATTGCCAATACAGTAGAATTCATTTTAAGTAAAAAATGAATAATACACATGTGTATTATAAAAAACTAAACGAGAAATCAATATTTTTATATGATTTTTGTAATTCAACAATGAACAATATCCCTGAAGATCAAAGAAAAAAATTAGTAAATCGTGCAGATTTTAAAGTTGTCAGGATAAACAAAGACCACTTTTTAAAAGAACCTTTAATTAAAAAGATACATGAACAATTTGAGATAAGTTTTGCTGGTATTTTTATCTTAGAAAAAAATACCGCATGTGAATTTCACATAGATGAGCCAAGAAAAGTAGCCATCAATATGTTGTTATCTTCTGGAATAAGTCATAGTATTTTTAAAAAAGAAAATAAAGAATCCGATAACGCATATCAATACGAATTTGAAGAACTGATATTTGAAGAAAAATATTTTTATTTGTATAATGTCTCAAAAGAACATAGTGTAATAAACTTCGATAAACCAAGATATATGTTCTCAATCAAATTTAAAGATGGCAAATTGTCTTACGACGAATTATCAAAGTGGTGTGAAGAAAATAATTTGTTAGAAAACCAAAACAAAATAAGTAATTATACTCAGTGAAAAGTCAATTTTACATAGATAAAGTTGGTAAAGATGAAATAAAAGAACTTCTTTATACTCATCATTACCTTAAAGACGAATCTAAAGATTTTAAATCTGGGTATAACTATGGACTTTTCAAACATCCTGACTGGGAATGTCCCCTTAGAATTAGCAGGTGCCTTGGTGCTTGCATTTTTAGTACACTCCCAGTACCAGAAATCGCCGTAGGAGCTTTTGGTTTAAATCGTAATGAACAACAAGGAATTTTTGAACTATCCCGCCTCTGCATCCTCCCAGAAATTCAATCAGATGAATATAATATCACTTCTTGGTTTGTTTCAAGATCGATTAGACAGTTACGGAAGGATACTAAAGTTAAAGCAATCCTCTCTTACGCTGATAGTAATCGCCATACTGGCACAATCTATCGCGCTTGTAACTTTAAGTATTACGGTCTCACGGATCGAAAAAAAGATTTCTACTATGCGGATGGAACTAAACACTCTCGTGGAAAAATAAAAGGTGAAAATGGCGAATGGAAAGATCGTAGTAGAAAACATAGATACTTAATGATTTTTGATAATTCTTTAAAAGAAAGCCTTGCCTGGAAAGAAGTTAAATGGTAATATATACTTGGTGGTACTAAGACACCAGCGACAAAATCCCTTCCGTGTGAACTTTAAAACCTCCTCATTGAGAGGAGGTTTTTTAGTGTCTAAATATAAAAAGAATAATTTGTCACTGTAGGAAAACAAGATGCCGCTAAGTAGATTAGAGAATTTCCTAAAAAATGCTGAGGGTAATATCCTATATGTTAACCCTTCTGATTTTGATGCTACTGATAGTATTGAGAATAGAGGTAACTCCTTAACTAGACCGTTTAGAACTATCCAGAGAGCTGTTCTGGAAGCGGCAAGATTTTCATATTTGGTAGGAAAGAATAACGATAAAATTGATACTACAACTATTCTAGTTTATCCAGGCGTTCACTACATTGATAATAGACCTGGACATTCAATTACAAATCAAAGTGGTACTGCAGAATTTAAAAGATTTGTAAATGGATCTTGGACTACATCTGGCGCTACATTATCAGAATTCACATTGAATTCTAATTTTGATCTTTTTGATGAAGATAACGATTTATACAAATATAATTCTACCGAAGGTGGTGTAATTCTACCTAGAGGTACTTCAATTGTTGGTCTAGATCTTAGAAAGACTAAGATTCGTCCAATGTATGTACCAGATCCACTGAATGATAATGTAGATCCTACAGCTGTGTTCAGAGTTACTGGTACTTGTTACTTTACGGCATTTAGTATTTTTGATGCTGATCCACAGAGGGCTTGTTATAAGGATTCTACATCAAGAAAAGTTGTTCCAAACTATTCGCACCATAAACTAACTTGTTTTGAATATGCTGATGGTGTAAATCAAGTTAAGTTGGGATCTGAGCATACAGGTCTCACCGACTTGGATATGTATTACTATAAGGTTTCATATGCCTATGGTGATACTTCTGGAAGAGGTATTCCAAATTACCCAGTAAACAATAGTTCAGACTTTGAGCCGTCTATTGATGAATATAGAATTGTTGGAGATCTTCGTGCTGATCCTATTGGAATTACGAGTATTAAGTCTGGTAATGGTATTGTAGCGACTACAACTATTACAGTAACAACTGATGTTCCACATAATTTATTCAAAGATACACCTGTTCTTATTACTGGAATTACAACAAGTGTTGATGAGTATAATGGATCTTTCTTAGTTAGTGATGTAACAAGTGCAACAGAATTTAAATATGTTGCTCCATCAACTCCAGTTATAGCTCTACCAACATCAGGACAAATTCTTAATGCTAGAGCTATTGTAGAGTCTGACAGCGTTTCTTCAGCTTCTCCATATATTTTCTCTTGTACATTGAGATCCGTTTATGGTATGAACGGACTTCATGCTGATGGTAACAAGGCAACAGGATTTAAATCCATGTTGACTGCTCAGTTTACTGGAATTTCTCTACAGAAAGATGACAATGCTTTCCTATTGTATGATACGGAAACAGGGATATACAATGAAAATTTAACTGTTGACGACGCAGATAAACCACTTCATACAAATTCTAGGGCAATTTATAGACCTGGTTGGGAAAACTTCCACATGAAGTGTAGTAATAATTCTATTCTTCAGTGTGTTTCTATTTTCGCAATCGGATTCGCAAGACACTTTGTAGCTGAATCTGGTGGTGACCAATCTATTACTAACTCAAACTCAAACTTTGGCGCAGTTTCATTAGAAGCTGTGGGATTCAGACCAGAGTCGTTTGATAGAGACGATGTTGGTTATATTACACACGTAATTCCACCAAGAGACTTAACATTTAGAGAAACTAACGTAACTTGGTTGCCTCTTGATGTCAACAAGATTATTTCAGCTGCTAACACTGCAAGACTTTACATATCTGGTTATGACAGTTCGGACATTGCTCCACCATCACAGATTGACTCCTATAGAATTGGTGCAAAAGAGAATGAAGAGTTATATCTGTCTGTAATCATTGGATCTCAACAAAATAACTTTAAAGCCCCAATTTTGATGCAGGTTCCTAGTGGAATCGGAACTTCGTCTAAAAAAGTATATACAGTTGGTAGAAATTCAGGAATCAACAGTATTACCTCAAATATCCTAACTCTCCAGTCAAATCACCAATTTTTCAATGGAGAAAAGGTAAGAATTGTAAGTGACAATGGCGATTTACCAGAAAATGTGGCTTCTGATAAAATTTATTATGCTTATACAACAGGATTATCAGCTAATCAAATTAGACTATCCTCCACATTAAATGATGCAAACGCTGGAAATACTATCACCGGCATTTCCAATGGTGGTGGAAGACTCGAAGTAATCAGTTATGTTTCAGATAAACGACCAGGAGATGTAGGTCACCCGATACAATATGATAGTACAGTAAGTAACTGGTATATTCAAAGTACACCAGTTACCCTATTCAACACCATTTATACTGGTATTGTAGGAATTGGATCAACTACACTAGGAACTCAAACTGGATCAACATTTATCACTAGAAGAATTGATAACAGAGGTCTAGATGATAGAATTTATAAGTTCCGTTATGTCATTCCAAAAGAATTTGTAGATGCTAGACCACCGACTGATGGATTTGTTCTTCAAGAATCAAAATCCGTAGGTATCAGTAGTGTATCTTATTTAACATCCGCACTCACAGATGTAACTCAATTAAGAAATCCTAGAATAATTAAAACTATCAATTATTCTAGTGGTAGTGCGTTTGTAAAGACCGAATTGCCTCACAATCTTGTCATTGGTGATACTGTAAAAATTTCAAACGTAGTAAGTTCAGCTCAAACTGTAGCATCTTATAATGGATCTTTTGAAGTTATTTCAATAACAAATTCAAAAGAGTTTGCCATTGGTGGTTTCGATGCCAGCCCTGGAACATTTTTAAATCAAACTAACCAAAGATCAACTCAACAACAAATTGAGGCTTTACCAACAATACAAAAGGAAAAGTCTAGAGACAGTATTTACATCTATAGAAGTCAAGAAATTAAACCATTCATTCCTGGTGCTGGTGGTCAGGATGGAATTTATAACATTATTGCACTATCTGGTAGTATTAAACCAAATTCTAAGGTTGGATTTGGTTTAAGTAATACCAACTTTAACCAAGACGTAAGAAATCTATATCCACAAATAGACAGAGATAATTACAACTCTGATCCACTACCCACATTAAGTTATGCTGAACTATATCCAACTGGAATCGTCAAAACAAGTGATAAGAAAAACTCTCTTACTAAAGAATCTTTAAACCATTTCTTCGATAATAACAGAGTTGGATATGCAATTACTGGAGCAGTAATTACTGGATCTGGAAACACAACTATCACACTCTTTACAGATATTGATCATAATCTAAATTCAATTAGATCTCTAACCTTAACAAACGCAGGTTCTGGTTATAACAACAGTGCTGGAGTTACAAGTGCAATTTATTCCGCTGAGTTAATTAACAATTTCATTACTGGAAAAAATGCTACCGTAAAAGTAACTATTTCAGTTGGAAATACTATTTCATCTGTAGAAATCGTTGATCCCGGTTCAGTATATGGAATCGGAAATACTATGACCATTTCTGCGGATCCTGCAGGAGCTCCTTCAACTTATGCTGTTGTTCAAGTTGCATCCATTAACAACAATATTGGCGATTCTCTAGAATTGAGTGGATTCATGGAACCACTCATGAATGGAACATTCAGAATCATAGATGTTCCTTCAACTAAAACTATCGCCTTAATCAGAGAAGGTGGTCTACCTTCAGCGACTTATCGAACCAGAAATGATGAAAGATTGCCAATTGCATATCTATCCGCAAAAGGAGTTGGAGTAAGTACCATCAGACTTAATGGTACAGTTGGAATTACAACAGTAGTTTGTTCGGAAGGTCATGGACTTCTCCCTGGTAATACATTCACTCTTGTTGGGGTAGGAAATACATACTTCTCTAAGAAATTCATTGTTAATGAATCTTTAGGTATTACCTCATTCACATTTAGTTCCGGAATTACTACAGTTACTCAAACTTGGAATTTAACTGGAGTAACTGCACATAAATCAACTCTTTCTGCAAATGGAAGAGCTCTAGGATCTGGAGAAGAAAATCTTGGTGGAAGAGGTAACTTCTTATACGCTGGAATCACTACTACAATATCAACTCCAATCACTTCGACAGACAGTTCTATAACATTAACAAGTGCTAATGGATTTAAGAAGGGTGACTTTATTTCTATAAATTCTGAAATTATTAGACTTTCAAGTGATCCTGCAGGAAATACATTCAATGTTCTAAGAGGACAATTTTCAACAGTTGCTGGTTCTGGTGGTTCGGGTTCAGTAGTAAGAAAGATCCGTATTCTTCCAGTAGAAATTCGTAGACCATCTATTCTTCGTGCATCTGGACATACATTTGAATATCTTGGATACGGTCCTGGTAACTATTCAACAGGTTTACCTGTAAAACAAGACAGGATCTTAAGTACAGATGAAAGTCTAGTTTCTCAAGCACGAGAACAGGACGGTGGTACAGTCGTTTATACTGGCATGAACGACAGAGGTGAATTTTATACTGGTGCTTCAAAAGTTAATGGTGCAACTGGTGAAGAAGAGACTGTTGACGCTCCCGTTGTTTCATTCTTTGGAGATGATTTACTAACAGGTACTGAAAAGAGAAACAGTGGTGTTTTTGATGACCTAGTTGTTAAAGAAAGAATCACCGTTGAAGGTGGTGAAAATAACAACCAAACATCTCAGTTCTACGGACCAGTTAACTTCTCTCAAAAGGTAACTAGCTCTGCTGACGATGGACTTGAGACTAGAGATCTATACATCAAGGGTCTTGCATCTCAACCAAAGCTTCTAACCGTTGGTATTTCAACTCCAACAGACGCTAAGAAGACTGGAGATATCTCATTCCTAGCTAACCCAGACCCTGCTGGATATATTGGTCACGTTTATGCTGATGGTGATTGGCGTCGTTGGGGAATGATTTCTCAAGATAAGAATAGAGATTACCTCAAGTTAGATCAGGTTGCTATTGGTCAGTCTGCTGGTGTTTATAACTTCTCCGACGCACTAGAAGTTAATGGAACGGTTAAGGTTAGAAACCTCTATGTGGGTGGTGCTGTTACATTCGCTGGTGCTCAGGCAATCGGTAACGCTTCATTTGATAATATTACAGTCAATAATACAACTGTATTCTCTGGAGTTGGAACAAATTATACAATTAGAACAACTAATGCAAATACAATTGCACAATTCCAAAACATAGAAGTTATTGGAACTGCTGCAACATTTACAAATGCAACGGTAAGATTTGAGAATTCTTTCAATTCCGTATTCACTGGAGTATCTACTGTTGCTGGAACTTTAGTTGTTGGTAATTTGTCTGTGCCAGCTGGAATTATTTCCGCATCAAATATGATTATTGATAATCTAAACGTTAATAGATTATCAGTATCTACAGAAGCTTCAATACTATCTGGTATTATTACTGCAATTAGAACCAGATATATTGGTGGTGGCATTGGAACATTCCCATCTCTAGCATGTTTTAATGTTGGTGTTGTTACTTCATTGACTGGCGTTGCTTGTACAATTACTACAATTAATGGTACTAATGCTTTCATTACAGGTATCAGAGCTAATACATCTTTTGCAACTCCTCTTGCAACAATTAACACTGGTATTATTACAAACTTCGCAAGCACAGTTGCAGGAATTACAAGTGCATATGTAGTTACTGGATTCACAACTACTGAAATTATTAGTAATTGGATCGGTGCTCCAACTGCTTATACTAATGTTGGATTTACTACTACTGCCGTTGTTACAGGTTGGATGGGGGCTCCAACTGCTTACGTCAACAGTGGTATTATCACTACTCTCAGTGGTACAACAGCTACCTACCAAAATGGACAATTTACTGGAGCACTACGATTAAACGGTACTGCAACAGGACAGGGTATTTACGCAAATATTGGTATTATTAGTGCCTTTGGACCTGGTGCTACAAATCCAACTGCTGGTAGCATGAATATCAACTGTGGACCTTCTGGAGATATTACTGGAAGAGTAATCACTTCTACAGTTGCAACTGGAACAGCTCCATTAGTTGTTACATCAACAACGGAGGTAGCAAACTTAAACGCGAGTAGAATTGGTGGAAGACTGCCTGCAGGATTCTTAAGAGGTGTTGTTGATGTATGGCAGACATCTGATGACGGTAAGAATAGATTGTATTTTGGAAACAACTCCAAAACATATTTTGGATCAGCTGGCAGTGGATATGAATTTAGATCCAGTACCGATACCACTATCATCACAATAGACAATAGTGGAAATGCTTCATTTACTGGAGAAGTTACCGCAAGTTCTGATGAAAGAATCAAAACCAACATCAAAACTATTGAAAATGGTTTAGATAAGGTTGTTCAACTTCGTGGTGTCGAATATGATCGTATTGACATTGAATCTCATCAAATTGGTGTAATTGCACAAGAAGTTGAAAAAGTTCTGCCAAATATTGTTCATACAGATGAAAGGGGAATGAAGTCAGTTGCTTATGGTAATCTAACTGCAGTTCTAATTGAAGCAATCAAAGAACTTAAAGGCGAGATCTCCGAACTTCGTGCAGAATTGAATGAATTAAAGGGTACTAAATAAATCGTCAGAGTTATTTTGATTTGAAACACATGGATGATAAAGCGCAACAAATGTCTGCACAACTTACTGAACGTGCTGAAACACTAAGAGAAGAGCTAATTGAACTTGAAAGACAATTCAACATTAAAAAAGAAGAGTTTTTCAAAGTTCAAGGAGCTCTAGAGGCAATTCAAGCTATGTCTCAGGATTGAAACCTCACAGAGTTATTATAAAAAGAATCAAGGGGCTTTGTCAAGATTGACAAATGCCCTTTTTTACTTTATAACTAAACTATTTGATTTAAAATGACTGATAAAACACCAGAATTTATAGATCCAAAACAATATCCAGATTTTTGGGAACAGATGAAAAACTTCAAGGAGTTTGCTAAGTCTGTTGGTCAAGATGCTGTAGAAGGAGATGGAATTTTTGTCTCGGAAGAAAAAAGAAAAAAAAGAGAAGAGGTTTGTATTAATTGTTCTCAATTTAATCCAGAAAGTAAAAGATGTTATCTTTGCGGATGTTATATGGAGGTCAAATGGAAGTTTAAGTCTGCTGACTGTCCGATTAATATGTGGTGATCGCTTGACAAATTCCTAAATATCCAGTATTGTAGACGGACATCATATAAAACCATGAAAAAACTACTACTTTTACCTCTAGTTTTCTCATTGTTCTCAGTGCCTGTAAAGGCTCAACAAGTTAATGACTATCAGACCTGCACAAAGTATCGTGAGGTCTATAATCCTGGATATTACGACGCAAATGGAAATTATGTTCAAGGAAATGTTTCTACTCAGTCATACCAAGTCCCTTGCGGAACTGGACCCATCAATTATCAGCCACGCGGAACTGTTTACAGTCGGGGTTATTATAATCGCGGCGGTTATTGTAATCCTACGCAGAGTGCGCTAGGCGCACTTCTAGGGGGTGGTGTGGGTGCTGCACTGTCTAGAGGTGATGGAAGATGGTGGGCGGTCCCTGTAGGCGCTGCCGTGGGCGGTGCAATGTTTGGATGTAACTAACATGAATCTCTTCAACTATAAACATCGTGAAGACTTTGGGGATGAGTGGTATATTCAACTTCTGAATACTGGAAGGCATGTTCCAAAGTTCATGAAGAACTGGTCACTTCTACAAGCATCAGTCAGTTGGAATGACTATCCTGGATGGCCTTATCTTCAAATCACATTTGGATCTAATGGTTTCTTTAGTATTCTTTTGTGGGTTTATAAGTTTGGATTAGATGTAGATATTCTTTCCCGTACTTGGAGATGGGATCATGTGGAGAACATAGATGAAAACGAAATTGAACTGGTTTGAGTATTACTTCGGTCATTGTTTCCAGACTGGATGGAGAGAAATCTGGAATAACTTTAAGATGTGGAGAGATCTGATCAGTGGAAACTATGATGATTATGCTATACTGAGTCAAGATGATCCATACGAAGAATGTTATAATTGGTTTTGGACAAGTATCAACCTAGATGAAACCTATCCCAAAGAATTTCTTGAGTATCTGATGGAAATGTGTGATAGAATTGATAGAGGTGAAGAGAAAGTATATCCACTTGATGAAGACTTTTTTGATAGAATAAAAGAACTTACTGATGGTGTTGATGTAGATTTGTTTGATGATGAGGACACTTGATGAGCTGTCCATTGACCCTTGACTTCTGTGGTCAAGGGTTTTACTATAGCCATATAAATCTCCAGATTCATGACTTACGAAGCCACTCTGAAAGTTAAGTTTGATACCAAATTCGTCAATCATTCCACCTATGGTGTATATGATGATGAGATTCTTCCTGAAGAACATTATACTTTTGAGATTCCTGTTGACGACATCAATACCATTCAACTCTTTCGTTTCTTTGGAACGATTGCCCGCACGATGGGACATAATGAACTCGGTATTATGAAAGGTGCTTGTTCACTTGCATTTAATGATATGCGTAGTGAAGAGGACATGAAGAAGATTGCGGAAGAATTTGATCTGAAACTTTCTGAAGATTATTCTAAAGAACTTTGTGAGAATGAAAAAGAAATTCTCAAACTGAAATTTGAGATCAGTGATTTGAAAGCTAAACTTTCTCGCCTTGAACAACCAGAGAATCCTCAATATACTGATGAAGAAATAGATGCAATGACAGAGGATCAAATGAAACATTGGAAAGGTCTTGTTCCTGGTAGTTATGCTGCTGTTGAAAATGGATGTAAGTGTCCTGTAATGGATAATGAAGAAATGCCTGATGATCGTAAATGGGTGAATGGTGATTGCCCTCTTCATGGTAAAAAGTGATGAGAACTGATCAAGAAATCCTTGATAATGCAGCACTCAAGGTATCACAAATCCTTCGAATCTCTGTAGGAGAGATTGATAAGACCAAGTTCGTGTATTTGTATACTTTACTCTACAACATGATGGGTCAGGGCCCAGATGGTCAACCTTGTGAGGAAGGTGATCTAAACATGAGACACTGGTTGAATACTCACAATAGCCACTTGGGATTCTGTCCTGCAGCCCGCTTGACGGATGAGGGTTCTATGCGTATGATCATCTCATATCTTGAGAGTTTCCTATGAAACCCAACTTCCGTAAAGTTCTAGAAATGGCACTTGAAGAAGGTGTCCGTTTCGGTTATCATCGTGCCCACAAACATGTAGAGAATCCACACGAAGATGCAGTGGTTGATCTTGTTGTGGAGGGTGCGATGAACTCTATTTACGAATGGTTTGAATTTGAGGAGAATCATGTCTCTAATTGATACACTAGAATACTTCATTGATGATACCAGAGCACGTTGTTCTGATATTGAATGGGAGATCCGTGAGGAAGGTAACTATGCTCATGAAGAAGACCATACATCACGATTTGATTACTTCTGTGAAGAGTATGATGAGGCTAAAGCACGTTTAGATGATCTCATGCAAATCAAATCTATTATTGAGGCACAACAATGAAAATCAAATTTAACGGACACTCTCCCACTGAATGTGAGGTAGAGTTTGACAAAGACGACCAAGTGCGCCTGTTTGAGATTATGAAACAAGAGTTTATTGAACATATTACTTACTCTAAGTTTAGTAATCTCAGTTATCCTACACACACTGAACGACAACTCGAAAACTTCTGTAAAAATTATGGTGTAGACATCGAGTATTCAAAAGACCGTATAGCATTCTTCACTGCCCTTATCAAGGAGATGAAATTCCAATGAGCGGAGGACACTTTGGAAACTGCGGTTATGATTACTACAAGGTATCTCAGTTTGCTGATGAGTTGGAAGTAGAAATCCAGGACAAAAAGGATGAGTATGGGCATTCCTATAACTTTTCACCAGAAACTATCAACTACTTGAGGAATCAACTTATTCCGATGCGTAAGATGGCAGAGATCATGAGGCACATTGATTATCTGTATTCGGGTGATCATGGTGAAGATAGTTTTATGTATCGTGTAAAAGAAGTTGAGAAACACTGGAAAGAGTGTGAAGACCTTGCTACTCGTATGGATGAATGGAATGAAACTGGAGACGGCGTATGACCACACGAATTGAACTCAAACCAGTCTGTATTACCTACAGAAAACATGTCATATTCACTCCTACAGCAGAAATGTTTGAGGATTGGGATGTAGAACCCACACAGGAAGGATTTGAGGAGTATGTAATTCAAGAGTTTCTAGATGAGATGTGGTGGGAGTTGAGTAACAAGAGTGCTAACACTCCTATGGACTATGTTGATCTTGATACTCTAGACGAGAACATTGAGTTTGATTGGGGTGAATATGATGAGTGAAGATATGCCTTGGGTGATTGGATTGTCTGATGAGGAAGTCCAAGAACTTCGTAAGAATAAACAAGAACTCACAGAATACGGAAAGAATAAGATCCGAAAACTTTTGGATGAATATTCTAAACAAAACAAGAAACCAACTCTATGGGAAATTATGAGAGACCAACTTGGTTTCTCTATAGATATGTGTGATGAAATTGTAGATGCAGTTGAAGGATGGCTTCCCCCTCAACACGAAACTAACGACTATCAATGGAATAAATGTATTGACTTAATGAAGGAGAAGTTGAGATGACGAATCAAGAAACAATCGAAGAGAATAGAATAACAGCTGCTCAAAGATACTTTAAAAAAGTAGAAGAGTCTTTGCAACGCAGACGAATTCAAACTGAAATTGAAGAAATTGGTGAATACTCCAACTTACTTGCAAAGACTAATGGAGTAAAGTCTATTGCTAAGTTGAAAGAAAAACATAGAGAAAACCTTTCTTCAGTGGGTAAAGTTTATATTGAAGAATATGAAAAAGAATATGGAAAAATTCCAGAATACGAACGTTGGGTATTCATGGAATCTTCTTATTTTATTCCGGGTGAAGGACACTCGACTTGCCTATTAGTGACACAAGCTTTACCATGTGATGAAGATTCCCTTGAAGGGACTAATGAAGTGATCACAACGCAAATTGATCGTGCGGTAAGGGAGTTTTTCAAAGAGTTCGGTACTATGTCTTTGTATAATCTTGGATTTCATGATCGAGAGGGATTTTTTGAAAAATATTCGATTATGATTCCACATGCAGTAATAAAATTCAAAGACAAGCCGTGCGATTTCACATTCAAACTAAAGTTTCATTATAATTTTCCCTAAATGACCTACAAACTTGATGAAAATGTCAAAGCATTCTCTTACACCCGTGAAGAGTTGTTTGATTGTATCATGCGAATCGTAGCACATCCACACACCGCTATCACTCAACACGATAAGGCTCGTGCCATGGCAATCTTCCTCACCTTTGCTGATTATCTTGGCAATTACACTGAGAGTGACAACAACTTTGGTCATGTCATTTATGAGTCTGACTCTACAGATTTCGAGGGGCATGTATTACAGTTGTTAGGTAAAAATAAGCCAATGGATTTTTATCGCACTGACGCCGATGAGTTACTGAAATGAAAGAATGGATTGAAGATGCTTGGTGGTCTTGGGTCAATTGCATCAACTTTCGATTTGTGAAGTATGGTGATGATATAGATCGTTTTGCCTTCTTCGAAGAACTAAACAACGGTTGGTATCAGATGTATATCTACCCTTACGATGATTGGTATCATCCGACTATCTCAGAAGAACGAAAAAAGTTTCTAGGGCCATGATTCAAACTGGCACACAAGGGGCGCTGATGCTCTCGATAGGTTGTATAATGAAAACAATGAAGGACTGAAACGACTTGCTATGGTTGAAAAAGTAAAGTTTGTAAGTGTCACCCGTGTGATTGATGACCGCAAAGGTATTCATTACCTTGATGCTATTGATGAGAATGGGTATCACTGGACTGCTGAAATGGATAACAAACAAGAGAAATGGTTAGTGTATACGAAAGTGTGGACTAAAGACCCTCAAATGCCGTATGATATATGAAAAACTACCGCATCAAAAAAGTCACAGACGGACACTCAACCAGATACTACCCACAACACAAAAGATTTGGATTGTTCTGGTATAATCTATTTGTAGACGAATATAGGGATGGTGATTATTCTACATTTGAAGAAGCACAGTGGCACCTTTGTAACTATTTGAGGGAACCTGTGGTAGAATACCTTGACTTTGATTGTGATTGTGGAGAACCTCTGTGACTGAACCTATCAAACTCTGTAAGGATTGTAAGCACTACAAAAGAGATTGGAATGCTCGTTTTACTGGATTTGGAGATACTTTTGATTTGTGTCTCCATCCTGCTTTGACTGGAAATCTTGTGACTGCAAAAAATAATGGTCGTTATTGTGATAGTATGAGAAAGTATCACGAATGTGGGATGGACGGAAAACTTTTTGAGGCACGTAAATGACTGAAGAATTGTATAAAACACAATACCCAGCACTTCAAATCAACAATCCAAAGCTATCTAACTGGAATTGTTATATGTTCGGCAATCGTCCTGGTGGTGTTGGAATAATGTATACTCCAGAAGAAGGAAGAGTGCCTAATAGGTTTGTGAGGTTCATGATGAAGATTTGTTTTGATTGCACTTGGGTGGAGAAGAAGTGAATAAAGAAGAATACTATAAACACATAGAAGAAAACGACACTTACCCAGAACATTCTCATAAGTGGATTGTGAGAACTTATACTGGTGAGTTGTTCTATCGCAACTTCGGCACATTTGAGACTAAAGAAGAAACAAAAGAGTTTATTGAGAATTATAAGGTAAAATATACAACCAAAGGATTTATTACAAGATATAGTATTCAAGGAGTTTGTGAGGTATTATGAGGGACACTTGAAGAACTGTCACAGGGACACTCCAAAGCCCCCTGTGATGCCTTATAATACACTCATAATCAACCAAACCGATGCCTACTCCCAAAGAAACCTACGAATACGTTGAACAACTGATTGATGAAGAACTCAACACTTTGATTGATACAGCATATCTCAACAAAGAAGGTGAAGCACTCGTAAGGTTCAAACAAGACTTCAAAGACCTTTACAAACATTTGGAGAACATTCAACAAATGAAAAAATCTTATCTTTCAGGACGATGAAACTCTACCAGCACTCCAAACAAACTTATCAGGATGGTGAAGTAGATCACACTTGGCAGTTTGGTATCATCAAAAACCGAGCACTACTCTGGGTGAATTTTGAAAGCCCTGGTGGTGTCATTCATTCTTCTGGTGGTATCAACCTCTTGTTTTCTTTCTTTGGTAATTCTCTTATGAGTGTAGATTTTCAACAACGCAAATTTTGTTTAGCAGTTGCTTTTATTACTGAATACGATGACTGAACGCAATTTCAAACAAGAACTTGTACACTCCTGTTATTATGACATGGAAGATGGACATGACAGCGAAACAATTGATTATGATTGTTTGATTGGTGTTATCACTGAATTGTGTGATAGAATAGAACAACTTGAATCTGAAGTCAAGATTCTAAACCGAAAACTTACGGAAGACACATTTGAAGTGATTAAAAATGACTGACCCAACCCACGAAGAAATGCTTGAAGAAGCAGAACGAAGAGAAGCAGCAAACAAAGCAGCATTAGAATCACTTGGAATTGACTACGAATCTTTCGGACAGAAACCTTGGAATGAAGGTCATTTGGATTATGAAGCACCGAATGGTGATTACATCAAAAACTATCCACTCATCAATCGGGTGGAGGTAATTGGACCGAATGGACGAGAGTATGTTAATTACGAATGCTCTAACATCCAAGTATCAGAACAAGACAACGGACGCACACTTAAGGTATTTCTATCATGACACGATTTACAGAAAACCCAGACGAAATCGTGCTGGAAGAAGTGAAGATGTTTCACCTGGAAAGTATGAATGAACGCACCTTATGGGTCGGGGTTTATACTCAAAATGGTAAAACCTATCACTTGAATATTTCTGCGGATGGTGATAAACTGCGTTATTATTGGAGTGATGAAACCTGTGACTAGGCGTGCTCAATATCTTCTAGATGCTTCAATGGAACTCACACTTCGTCCACAGAAAGGTGATCGTCAGAGACTGATTGCGTTTATTCTTCGTGAAGTTGCTGATCGATTTTGTACTGATTGGGGAGAACTTGAACATCCTTATGATGTGTTGAATAATATAGCTAATGAAGTAGAGTCACTCTAATGTTTGAAACTGAAAAAACTTGGTATCACGAAAGGGATTGGGATTCGTGTGAAAAACTTCGCCACATCCAAGATGCGGAGTATAATACTCTTGTCGCAAAGTCAGAACAGATGCGTGATATTGAAGAGATGAAAAGAGATCTTCGTGATCTTTATGAACTTGTGAGATATTTGGAAAATAAGTGTGACTTTCTTGAGAGTCAAGTTGAAGAAAACTATTACGACAGATAATCATGATTGATGTAAAAGAAAACAAAGATGGATCACTTGACATCTCATGGGATGAAAATGATCCTCAAGAAAGTATTTTGAACACTTGGACAGAACAAGACTTTATTAAGGCTATCACTGATCGTTTAGAGGAATTGAAAGTTGGACTTACCGATGTGGATGAATAAGTGGATCATCGGATTTAAACCGATTAAATATACACCATTCTGGTGGTGGTATCGTCTGATATCTCATCAAGGATTTCGCTTTGATGATTATCATATGTGGGGGTCTTTCTGGCATTCACTTAATCATGGATGGGAACATATGGAATATGTTTATAAGTTTGAAGAGTATTGGGGCAAGGGTTCTTATCCACCAGAACGCATTTTCTTAAAAGAAGGAGATTTTGATGCTCTAGTGGAAAGATTATCACTTCCGAGTGAATCAACAATGGAAAGTATTAAGAGAATTATGGACCGTAAAGCACCTTGGGATGAAGAATGAAACGCAACCGTTCTCAAATACCTGAGTTTTACAAAGTCGGTTATATTTTAGATTATGAACAGAAATGGGCCTGTTACTTTGACTTTAATTGTGCTCAGGAAGCCATGATGAAGATGATTCAACGTGGTATAAATGTCACTGGAATGGAAACACAAATGATGGTGTGACAGTCTTTTGGCTGTCCACTGATCTCGCCGAAGGGGCTCTGATCTTGGTATCTTAGCCATGTTGAGACACGGATGTGGTCTTGACGCAACACAAACCCCTCTCAAGTAACTTCAAGACAACATGGCGACTCGTTCTCGCATCGGTGTTCAACTTAAGAATGGCTCTGTCCTTTCGGTGTATTGTCACTGGGACGGCTATCCTGAGTGGAATGGTAAGAAACTGAAAGAACACTTCAACACTCGTCAGAAAGCTGCAGAGTTGGTTGATGGTGGTGACATCAGTTCTCTGTGGACTGATAAAGATTGGGACGGTAAAGAACAGGAGTTTGGTACTCTTTACTACGAAGGCCGTGGTGATGTAGATACCGAACCTAATCTGGACAACTCTTTCCAAGCTTTCATTGGTTCTGTGAACGATTCTTGGTGTGACTACGCTTACCTGTTTACAAATGGTGAGTGGAAGTGTTATACTACTAAAGGTAATGAAGAACAAATCCCTGCGTGATATGAAAGACCTCATTCAAGTGAAGTATTACTTCAAAGAACATCCGAACACTACTCTTTCCGTCTTTCTTAAGACTGTAGAACAAGTGGAGGCTTTCAAAGCCAAACATCCTGACTATGTTTATGTTGGAGAAACTAAATGACTCAAGACAACACTATGCGTAACGCCAGTATCATCGGCGTTTCTTTTCTTCTGTCTCTGTTGATTATCAATGCAGTTGTTGGTCCTCTCTATAATGTGTGGGCCCAATCACTACAAGGTAAAGCAGAACTGCAAAAGGCAGAGTATACTCGTCAGGTAGCAGTGCTGGAAGCACAAGCAAAGAAAGATTCGGCACAACAACTTGCTGATGCTGAAGTGATCCGTGCTACTGGTGTCGCTAAGGCAAACCAAATTATTGGTGATAGCCTGAAGGACAACCGTGAGTATCTCCAATACCTGTACATCACTGGTCTTGAAGATGGTAGCAAGAATGGTAATGTGACCATCTATGTGCCCACCGAAGGTGGAATGCCCGTCCCTACTCTCCAAATGAACAAGTGATTAAATCTCTGTTGATTTTGACTTCGCTGGTGTTCACTGCACCAGTATTTGCACAGACCACACCACCAAAACCAAAGGTGTATCGTCCATTTGTGTATGAAACTCCATGTGTACTTGAGGCAGGACTTCAAACCTATCCAGATACATGTAAAGTTGTAGAAACTCGTGAGACTGGCGGTGCTCTGCGTACTCGTAACATCTTTTCTAACAAGTTTGGCCTTACTATTAAGGGTAGATTTGACAAAGAGAAGGGTTATATGACTTGGGATAGTCATAACAAGTATGAGTATAAGTGGGAGTACAAGGTTGGCGGTAATCAAGAGTCTGGTTCATGGACTTATGTGATGCCTGGCTTCCTTCTACAAAACGTATCTTGGGACTAAATACTGAATTTCGGGGACTCAAATGTTCATCAAAAATAATAAACCAGTTAAAATAATTGGATTTCCCGAATCTTCAATCACTCAACAATACTTTGAAGTTTTCAATAAGGAAGGATTGAAAGATATTTCTATAATCACTCCCAAAGACTTCAAAGCTTTAATTTCAAAAGATAACTATCAATACATTATTGCTTTCTATCTTGACATGGATCTTAGAAAAGAGGTCTGTGATTTATTAGATAATCTTAATCTAGATTGTTTAACATACATAGATGATTCGGTTTACATGTTCTCCTCTTCCAAAATTGGAAGGGGATCTTTTATTGGTCATTTGTGTGAGATTTGTTGGAATGCTTCAGTAGGCGATCATTGTTATTTTGATAACCAATCTGGTATTGGTCATGATGTTATCCTAGGTAGAAATAGTATCATTAGTTCAAGAGTTTATGTTGGTGGGAGAACAAAAATAGGAGAAAACTGTAAGTTCTTTTTGAATGGAACAGTTATGAATAACTTAAACATTTGTGATAATGTAATTTTATGCACACACAGTAACATAACAAAAGACATCACAATTCCTGGGAAGTATGTTGGTAGAAATGCAAGACTTATGAAATCTGAAGAGTCCGATAAGGATCTCTGATCGGTCAGCCCCTTGACTCTCCCCCGAATCCACAGTATTTTGGCCTTGTTCAACTGATTCACCCATGAACGACGATTTCAACTACGATTCCTTTGATGAGAACGATCTTTATCAATCCATGATGGAAACTGGTCCTGAAGATTGGCTTCCTGATTCTGGTATTCGAGAGGAGTTTGATCGTGAAACTCTTGCACTTCTAAAGAACTTCTGATGAAAGAAGTTGTAAGACATTCTTACAAAGATGGAGAAATCTCTGAGACTCGTACTCTGAGGTTTCTCCCGTTTTATTATAACCAAGAGATTGCGGAGTCAATGATGATGATTATTCGCAATCATCTGACTCCAGATCTTCTCACTAAAAAATATCGGGAAGAAAATGTAAAGAACCCGATGTATGGTCATTGTTACCATTCAACTCAGGCCCTATTCTATCTCTTGGATCCTCATGATTTGATTCCAATGAGCGGGATAGATTACAGAGGTGATACACATTGGTGGTTGTATGATGACCGAGGAGTTACCTACGACACCACAGCTGATCAGTATTACTCTGTGGGTCAAGTTCCGCCCTACGATGTAGGTAAGAGAACACAATGGTATGGTTGGAAACAACGACCACACCAAAGATCACTGGACTTAATTATGCGAGTCCTTTATGCTTGTAACATTGAGTATTGTTACGAAACCCTCAAACCTCAGACAGGGCCCTTGACATAGTTCTTTGTCTGATGTATTCTGGCCTCATGAGATAAATGCCTCTGGCAAACAAAATCTCATCACCAACTGCTCTTAGCAAAAACAAACACTATGAAAAAACGCATTATTTTTGGCAAGGAAATTGACCTTGCTGAGTACGAAAAGAATTGGTCTAAAGAAGAGATTGAATCCAAGTTTAATGGAGAGTTTGTAGACTTCAGCTTCATTAACTTGGCTAAGAAAAACCCAGATGATCCTGAGTTTGCCAATGCTGGTGTTAGGTGTGAACAGAACTCTAACAATAGTGTTCTTGACATGCAAGTTTCATACCAACTCCGAGGTTGGGACACTAAGGATCTCCCCCCAGTTGTCCGAGTTACTGACAACGAGTTTGAGGATGGCCGTACTCGGGCTCTTGCAGCTATGGCTGAGAACGAACCTTTCCTTCCTGTTGTTCGTATCCGACCAAAAGAGAACACCAAAGCTTGCTCTTTTGCTAACGGACTTCTGCTGAACAACTTTCCTCCCCGTCGCAAAGTAGTCCAAGAAGACTTCATTGTTGCTGGTGCTGAATTGGTTCGGATTGGTGAACTTCAACGAGACATCACTGCGATTGAAGACTGGCTCATCAAGATGTGCAAAATTGATGAGGTTTATCCTAACAATGCTGGTGGTGCATTTACGAAGATTGTCAACGCAATCTATAACCGCACCGAGAATGGTGGTGATCCTATTGTTCGCAAGATGGATCGTGAAGAATGGTTGAAGTGGTTGTCTACTTCTCCCGACATGAAAGATGAGTCGGGCAATCGTATTGATCCCTTTGTGCAACTGGATCATGACCCAGATTTTGTTCTCTATGATGCTCCGAGTTCCACCAACGAAGCACGACTTCTGAGGAAACTTCTTGAGAATGGTTCTAAGGGTCGTCACACTTACATTGTGTTGTATTCTGCAAAAGAAAACACTCATGAGGTTCTGAAACTGGGCTTTAAGTCTTTTGTTACCACTACCGAAACCCAACATTCTTCTATCATTCGGTATTCTCAGGCATCCATTGGTCTTGATGGTATTGATCTGACTAAGATGCCTAATGAAAAGATGTTCACTTTCTTGGGTGTTGTTCCTATCCTGTTTGATGGGAATGGTCACGAAGCTGCTTTTAAAGCTCATCGTATCCTTCCTATTGATAAGTTCTGACCCATAAGGATCTCTGATCAATGGCCCCATTGCCCTGCGCCGGGTGATGGGGTATTCTAGCTGTATTGAAACGCAATTTGATGATTCTTCGTCCCCACCAACAACGCGCAGTTGAGTTAATGCAACTGCATAAACTTGGTCAAATGGTGATGCCTACTGGTGCCGGTAAAACACCTACAATGAGTTTTGATTGTATGCGTCAGTTTGAGTCTGAAACTCCTCAAACGATTGTTATTGTTGCACCTCGCATTTTGCTTGCAGAACAACTCTGTTCCGAGTTTCTGGAGTTTATCACCAATGCAAGTGTGATGCACGTTCACAGTGGTGAAACTCATCACTTTTCGACTACCAAACCTCAAGAGATTGTTGACTGGTGGGTGAACACTCGTGGCCATAAACTGATCTTCACGACCTACAATTCTCTGGAGCGACTACAACAATCTCGCATCAAGGTTGATACCATTTATTTTGACGAAGCTCACAACTCCGTCAAACGTAACTTCTTCCCTGCAACTGAATACTTCAGTCAAGAAGCCGACCGTTGTTACTTCTTCACTGCGACTCCCAAACATTCTCTCGCAGTCGGTAAGCCTGGGATGAATGATGTAGATGTTTATGGTCAGGTCATTTGTAATGTTCCTGCACCTGAACTTGTGCAAGGTGGTTACATTCTCCCTCCGAAAGTGATTGCAAAACAACTTCCAATGGTGAAGTCTGGTAAGATTCCTGCGGATCGTGATTGTGAGAATCTGATTGAGACTCTGGATGAATGTGGTAAGGGCAAAGTGTTGATCTGTGCGAAAGCTACTAAACAGATCTCTGCACTGATGTCTGAGACTGATTTCATCCAACAGTTGCAAGATCGTGGATTCTCTTACCTCTACATCACCGCAAAGACTGGTGCAATTATTGATGGTAAGAAGGTGAATCGTGAGGTGTTCTTTGAGACCCTAAGTGCATGGGGTAAGGATGACTCTAAGAAGTTCGTTGTGTTGCATCACTCCATCCTCTCTGAGGGTATCAACGTCTCTGGACTTGAGGGTGTCATCTTTATGCGTTCGATGGACTACATTGGTATCTCCCAAACCATCGGCCGTGTGATTCGGATGCACCACAATGATGCAGCTCGCATCCGTAGTGGTGAACTGGTTCCTGGTGATGTCAACAACTACACCAAATCTTTCGGTCTAGTTGTTGTTCCCGTCTTCAACAAAGTTGGGATCTCTACTCACCAGAAGATCCAAGCTGTGGTCGATACTATCTTCCAACAAGGTCAACCTGCAATCTCGGTGGTACGCAAGTGATGGAAAAGTGGGAAGTCTACGCTGAAGGCACCTTCAACAACATGAGGGCCAATGCACACAACTGGGCCCGATCTTTTGATGACAAACGAAAGATCTCCCGTGATTTTTACTACGGGGTTTTTGATGCAGGTAATCCAAATCCTACGAACCTGATTAGTGAGAAAGCTCTGGAGAATCAACTCTCCAAACAGTACAGGCTAAATACTCTGGATCACTACCATTCCCCGCAATTTGTGGGTCGGATGATTATGTCGAACCAGGAAAAGTATCTAGGGGATTACGAGGAGTTCAAGAAGATCTTTTTGGTCTGCACACAACAAATTGTTGTGACCAAGAAAGAGAATGAATCTCTGTCATTCTTGACTGCACCTGATAAGGAAGATTACAAGGTTCTTGTACCTACCAACCTCAAGTACAACCATCTTGGTATCAATTTGTATCAGAGGCAAGAGGGTAAAGTTAGGTGGAAAAACTCTGATCCGATTGACTCTAACATCTTGGAAGTTCCTGAAGATCTGTTAGAATACGAGAAAAGATATTTGATCGGCTAACTACATACTGTATCTGGATAAATCTTAAATGAAAACAAAATCACTAGAAAATTATAACTCAAGTGTTGGACTTGAAGTTTATGACATTGATTGGAATTGTGAAGAAGAACTATTGGAACTCGGTAGGCTATGTGCATCTGAGTGTGTTGTTTTCCTGAATGAAAATATCTCCACTGAGAATCTATTTGATGTGATGAGTAAGTGGGGAGATCCAAGTCGAGCTTTCACCCATGAGTATATCTGTGACAAGAAACTCACAGGTCGTCACTGGAGAGAGATCCTTGCTAACCTAGGTTACATTAGTAATGCAGCTGGTAACTATTTGAGTCAAGCAGTTGCCTATGTCAGTTACAAACAGGAAGACAAAGGCCGTCCAGCTGGAATGTTCCAGAATGGGGAACTAAATTGGCACAGCGATCAGTGTGCATTTGAGGATGCACAGAGAGTTATTGGTCTTAAGAGTGTCAGTGATTCTGAGAACAGTCAAACGCAGTTCCTATGTACTCATGACGCTTATGAATCTCTGAGTTCAGAGATGAAAAGTATGATCAAAGAACTTGTGGTAAAACATAAGTGGATTGACAATGAAATGGCTCCTGTTCTCAACGATGTTCAGTCATCTTTGCTCCGTTACAACATGGTTCCCCTTGACGGAATGGAGACCTCCCTTTACACTGAGACTGCATCTGGCCTATCTGGAATGAAGATTCCAAGTTGTTCTTTTGATGGATTTGTTGGACTCTCCAGAGAAGAAAGTAATAAGATCCTGAATGAAATTAAAAAGGTAGTCTTTCAGGACAAATATGTGTACACACAAAACTGGAAAGATGGCCAAGTAGTTTTCATGGATCAGGAGATTACTCTACACAAGAGACCAACAAACATCCAAGCCGGAAATAAACGAACAATGGCTAGATCAATCTTTTATGTCAACAAACTGTTCGACACAGAAAAAGCTCAAAGGGTTACAACAGTCAAACACAACGGTTCTGTCTACAGTATAGAAGATTTTGTGAAACTTGTTGATGAAGACCGAAAGAAAAACTACGAGAAAAAGTATCAACCTGCATGATGTTTCCCAACACAAGTATCCTGGATCCAGACAATGGCCCAACAGGATTTGCTACTGATGACTTCCAATTTGCTGCTATCCCGTTCGGCAAAAAGTATATGATCATTGCAAATGGTCAACAACTTGAAGTAGTCAAGACCCGACAACTTGCTGAGATTCGGCTTGAACAATTAAAAAACTCGCATCGGAAACTCAAGAAGGGTACTAAGACTCCTGTGCAACCAAAATCGCAAAAAAAGGCGAAAACGCCTAGTGGCCAACAGGGATCTCAGGGGACAAAACCCAAGGCCACCAAGGGTTCCCCCACAAAACCAAAATCCAAGAGTGTGACAGTCAAGAAACCGTACACTCTTCATCCAAATCCGCTCCTTGACGCATTAAGTTAGCCATGTTGGTAAAGACTATGACTACGAAAACAAAACGGGTTTCCGTTGTACCACTGTCCAGTAAAGCTAAGAACCGATTCCATAATGTTATGGATCAGTTCCACATGTGTACTGTAGAACAGGAAAAGACGATTGATGGTGTACCTCACTTGTTCCTAGTTTCTATGAACAAAATGTACTGTTTCTGGGTTCCTGTCAAGGGTAACGAACACTGGAAAATTGAACGGTGACGGTAGAACTATTCCATAAAGCCCCAGAGGGTTATCATTATGAACAACAAAAGGATTTCAAGAGGAACACTACTGCTATTTGGTTGCATCACCATCAGCGGTACGACTATAATCTTGGGAAACCAGTTAAAACCATCTGGGGATTCTACAACACCAAAACCAGGCAATTCCACGCCCCAGTTAATAGCCAGACAGTGGGTAATGTAGTTGACATTGAAGAGACAACACCTTATACTGCAATGCCTATCAAACAAACTCCCCTTGAGGCTGCATTTGGATGATTAAAAATCAAAGAGAACTTATCAAGTATTTGGAAAACTACCACGAGTCAAGGTGTTCTGACCTTGCAGAAGCTGGCAGGAAAAAAGATGCACAATCCATCTACTATGAGATCGTAGTAGATGAACAAGACCCCAAAGATTACCTATTTGTTTCACTCCACCGCGCACGATGAAGTATAAAGTAGACTGGACTTCTCCCCGTCAGGGCATCCAATCAACCACTGTTGATGCTCTTGGTCCTATGCAGGCTGAAGAACAAGTCAACTCCATGTATGCACATGTTGAGGGATTTAGGTCATTCTGTGTTAGTCCTGTTTTCGATAAAAAAGAATACTCAGAACCACAACAATCTTATAGTTCTAGTTCTGAAAGTTCTGGAGGATCTGATGACTTTAGCACTATAGTTGGTGGAGGAGCTGTTGCTGCGGGATTCTTCATTGCACTTTTTGGATTGTTCACACTTCCCACTGGTATTGTTGCTATGGTGATCGGTGGAGCTGTGGGTTGGATTGGTTGGAAAGTGGCCTGCTGGTTGAGTGATCGAGGCTGGTGATGGATTATTTGACTCCAACTCATCAAGAGATTCTCGATGTGTTGAATCAATCTGGTGTTACGGTAATTGTCAACAATCACAAGGTCTGTGAGAGTAGAAAATACGATGGCATGGTGTTGACAAGAAAAGATCCCAACAATCGGTCGGGTAGGACACAATTAGTCTTGTGTGAGGATGTTGTCCAACAAAACTATCCTGATTGGCAAGGTGAAATGAGTCGTACCATAGCTCATGAGTCAGTTCATGTAGCACAAGTCTGCAAAGTTCCCAATGGGTATTTCTATCCATTAGGATTCAAAAATGATGTTGAGAAAGAGGCTTTTGCAATTCAGGATCAACCGAGAGAGGTTCTTCGTATTCTGAAAAAGTATTGTCTCTGACTTGACAAATTCAAACAAAACATCTACACTAAAAGAGTAATTTACAAACAACAATGAAGTATCTTTATCTGGTTGATTATTGGGTTCCTTTTCCTTCTTCTGAGTATGGTGGCGTTGTAAGTGTCATCGCAGAAAATGACAATGAGTGTCACGATGTTCTCCTAGATTGGCGGGATGAGTATGAGAATACTCACGATTCTCGAATCATGGAACGTGTGGTAAATGCACACAAGTTTGCTCTTGTTGATGAGGAAACATCTCGTGTCGTTGATAGTTTTACAACCTGATGAACTTCAGCGGTCACGAGTGTAGTCTGCTTCATAAAGCTCTGAGGTACTACCAAATTAACAAAACAATTACAGATAGTAAAGAATACTGGGAATGTGACTTTATCTTGAGAAAGTTGCAACCACATGTTGAGATCAATGGAATAGAACCGATGTTCAGAACCGATACATAAATTAGAGTTTAATGATACAATGATTGATCCTAACTTTAATGATCCAGAGAAACTTCATAGACTTCATGCACAAAAATTAGAAGCAATGAAAACTCTGATGAATGAAATTGTAGCTAATCCTGAAAGTGTAAAAGTAAGTGATATGCAAAAAGTAATAAACTTTTTAGATCAATCTTCAGACAGTGTGACAGATCAATAACTGTCACAGGGGCTCTTCACAGGGCCCTTTTTTCGTGTATTATGGCTATATGAAGAACACACATCTCGAACATCCCGAAGATTCTGCACTTCTCGGTAAGAAAGCCGTGCAGGATACTATCAATTACCTGCGTAACTGCAAAGGTGATTGTAGTGTGAAATATGATGGTGCTCCTGCTATTGTTTTTGGGACTAATCCCGAGAATGGTAAGAAGTTTGTAGGTACAAAAAGTGTATTCAATAAGGTCAAAGTTAAGATCAATTATACACACTCCGACATCGAAAAGAATCACGGCACGAATCCTAAAGTTGCAGCGATTCTTCATACCTGCCTTTCTCACTTCCCGCAGTTTGATGGGATTTATCAGTGCGATTGGATTGGTTATGGTGGTGAAACAACTTTTACGCCTAATACTATTACCTACAATTTTGATTCCGTTCCAGGTATTCTGGACGTTGATCTTATTGTCGCTGCTCATACACATTACACTGGAGATTCCATCAAGGAACTGGAGGCACATTTTGGTGTCCCTAACTATCTTTCTGGTCGTTTTCTTGGTATTCATTTTGTAGATGGAAATGCACAATTTACCTCCCGTCGTCGTAGGATTGATTACATTCTTGGTCTTGCAAGTGTGGTTAGCAATTTTGTTAGATACCCTGATGAAAAAGAAGTAGCGAACCTTAAAATTGCAATCAATAAGTGTATCCGAGAGAATCGACCTGTTGATTGTATTGATGGCAATCTCCTCCTGTTGTTCAACCTGTTGACCAAAGCTAAAGAATTGATCATGGAAGGAATCTCCGTGACTGGTGATCAGGTTGATGCACGGATTGATATGGGCATTGATTACATTCCTTCTGGCCATGAGGGTTATGTTCACTCCAACGATTACGGGACTTTCAAGTTAGTTAATCGTCGTATGTTCTCTTACTACAACTTCACCAAACCTAAAGGTTGGTGAGGACAGTTACGGAACCGTCCACTAGAGGCGCCAGGCGACTCCCTGGCGATGTATCTTAGCCATGTTGAGAGGTTCACCCATGAATCGCATTGAGATCCAACGGGCACTGTATGATGCCCGCAACAACTACCTCAAAGCGAAAGCTTCGGTAGAGTTCTATCGTAAGGAGATCATGTTCCTCAAGGAATGTGAAGCAAACCTCGACAAACCTGAAAACTGGTTGTATCAGGAAATGTTCGGAGTTGAAGCATGAAAGTTGATCTTACTGACTATCAAATCAATCTGATTCTCTATTGCCTTGAACAACAGGCTTCTGAGTTCACTTGGGATGAAAACCTTGACTATAAAGGCATTCTAAGGGCTGTTGAGTCTGCTGCTAACTTTGAATACGATTTTGGTTACTAAATGACCCGCACTCTTGCTGAACTCCGTCAAGCTATCAATCAACTGATTGTCCGACAGGGTGAACATGCACCTGTAGCTGCATGGATCTACACTAAAGATGATGTTCTCGATTATCCCGATGATGAAGTAACTGTAACCGAAGAAGTTGCAAACAAAGTGATTGAAAATCTAGATCAGTATGATCACATTTACACCGAAATCTTTGATTGTATTGATGAAGAACTCCGTCAAGTTGAGGTACTAAAATGACTGAGTTTATGCCTTGGAATGAAATGAAAAAGCAGATGACGATTGAAGCCGTTGAATACTACATCTATCGGATGAAGAAAGACAACGCCAATCAAGCTGCGATTGATGTCTACACTAAGTTTCTGGAGGAACTTGAAGCGGAATGAACTACCTTTGTCTCGTTGATGGTGTTGTTGAGTACGGCAGCACAAGTCTCTCCGACTTTGCACACTATCAATTAGTGTATGCTGAAGAGCATAGAAATGCTGATGTTCAGTATCTTACTCTAACTGACGAAGAATACGACGAAATGTTCCCTTACGAGGAGGATGAATGACTTACACTATTACCAAACACATCAAAATTGAGCACGAAGAAGATGGTTGGAGTTTTGATTTTACTGCTGATGAGTGTGGAACTGTGAGTGTGGAAGATGGTAATGGACCAGGATTTCAAACCATTCATATTCCTAAAGATTGTATTCAACACTTCATTGATGTCCTGGGACAATACAAATGACTTACTCTAACCTCTCCAAGATTCGTCCCAAACTGAGAACAACTGGGCGTGTGTCAGGAAACTTCGGACGCAACAAAGTTGTTAGTGGATCTCCCCTAAATGATGTAGGTATGAGTAACGCAGAAGTCGTAAAGTGTATGAAACAGGATGAATACCTTGCACGGCTTTGGTACGCATTTGATAACACTGATGATGACAAACTAAAACAATTCGTTTATACTGAAATTAAAAAGATTCACATTCAACGAGGTACATGGTGATGAGCTACAACCGATTCGGTGACAAATCTCTTGCATGGCTTCTTGGAGCCGCTACAGGTATTATTGCAGTTTCATTTCTGTTTCTTTGTTTTGAAGCTTGGTTACTTGGATTGATCCTATCCTGGTTCGCAGTTCAACTTACATTCTGGCAATGTTTCGCTATTATCTTCCTCATTCAGGCCCTTCTAGGTGCCGCAAAGAGCAACAAATGATCTAGTGTGACAGTTGGCGGGCTGGACACCAAACCCGCCAAACCCAGCCAGATCCTGTATCTTGGCCATGTTGAGAGATGAATCAAATGCGAATCGACATCCGTTGCCCTGCAGCTCCTTGGGAGAATCACACCACTGATCATGACAAAGCTTATGACATTGCATTTAATTTGAGTGAAGAGTATCAGTGCGATGTTGACCTCTTTTACAACTCCACTGGTGGACTTTACTCTGTTGTTTCTGCATACTGATGGACACCAAATACGCACAAGATCGCATCAATTATGTGATCACATCACTTGAAGATGCACTTCTAAAGTGTATCTCAGTGGATTTCACTGATGATGCAAAGATGGACCAATCACCCGCTTATGTGATTGGTTACACAAGTTCAATGATTAAAAATGCACTGGCAGATCTTAAGGGTGTTGCCAACGATCTAAACTAATGTCTTAAGTTATCGGAGAAAAATTATGTTCACTGCACTGACTGTTGCTGCTGCATGGTTTTCATTTGGCTATTGCGTTACTGACATTGTATTGAATCGACGTAGTGCTAAACGACTGGATGAGATGTTGAAAGATATTGTAGAAGCTGAAACGGACAGATGATTTATTTTGTCATCTATTTGGCCGCAGTTGCCATAGCAGTTGCGATCAATTATGCTCTTTGTTCCGTAAATCCGAGAGACAATGATCCTAGCTAGTTTGATGTGTGGAATCGCCACATTCTATGGCGTTGGTGATGGATTCCATGGCCAAGTTACTGCAAGTGGCAAGACCTTTAATGCCTACGAATTAACTGCTGCTCACCCTTATCTTCCAATGGGTAGCAAACTACGCATCACCAATCAAGATAACATGAAGCAGGTGATTGTGCGAGTGAATGATAGAGGTCCGTACAGCCATGCAGATATTGATTTATCTTATGGGGCTTTCAGAAAGATTGCTCCACCTTCCAATGGTAATGCAACTGTATGTTTTAGGGTGATTGGTTAATTAACAACAATTGATTTTTGATGAATCTGATTGCAGGGGATGACCTAATCCCCTACTGGGGTAAAATTGCAGAAAAATCATTGTTTGCTCAAACTCAAATCCCTTGCCACGACAGGGATCTTAAAGTGAGAACCATGCGACGATTTGAGGGTTGGACGGATCAGAGACAAACCGAGCCAGAGTGTGACAATCCGCAAACCGCACACCAATTCAACCAAAGGTGGCCATGAGGATGTATCTTAGCTATGTTGAGACAAACACACAAACCCCATGACTTTCGTTGACGCACTGATCGCATCTGGTTATGTCTTTGATGATGAGAATTATGATGGTTGTTATGTGAAACAAGACTCAGAGGGTTTCATTCACTGTTATCAGGAAAATGTGGATGATGACACTGACACTCTCTGGAATTATGTCAAAATGACTGAGGATTTTGATGTGATTCATGAGGTTACTTTTGATCCCAATGTTGATACTATTGTTGAGTGAATCAATGAACTTCACTCATAAAGTTAGAAGTTGGTCTGTAACTCTTCCAAGAGAGTTAGAAGAAGAGAAGAAATGGTGGAGGAGAAAACCAGGAAAACCCAGAAAGATGGGTGATCCGTTACCACCACCAAAGGGTAAATTACCCAAGAAAAATAGTGACAAACGCATGTTGCAAGGTTACTATTTGTTGAAGAGAAGTGGTCAACCTGTTGATGCACTTGAATCTCTGATTGCACACCTTCTGTGACACAAATCATGAACGACAAAACTAAACTCATTTTCGCATTGATGCAGATTGATAACATCACCAACCTGATGAAAGAGAATGAGTATGAGCACTTTATGGTGTCACACTTAATTCCACTTCAGGTAGAGATTCAACGACAACTGAGCAACATAAACCATAGGGAGTGTGCCAGTCTGCAGACCGTCCACTAAACCTGCCGAAGGGGGCCGTGGCCTTGTATCTTAGCCATGTTGAGAGGAACGCAAATGACCCGCAAGTTTCACACCATGAGCATCGAAGATCGTGAAATGTTTGCTTACAATTCTGCCTACCAAAAGCAACAGGCCGAGATGAAGCGTATTCTTGCACAACCCGAGCAACGCATTAAGTATGCCTTTGAGTTTCTGAAAGGTTATGTTGCTGATGGTGATCAAATGATGGCAGCAAAGTGTTACAATGCCATCGCAAAGTACAGTGAAATGCTTGACACTTCTGAGGCCCACTTCTGATGAAAACTAACTACATTCCCAAACAACATTGGGACGATTTATATGATCGTCTCCATGATGCTTATGTTGAGTGCATGAAGTATCACAATCCAACTTATGAGCAGAAACTTGCTCAAATCTTGGATCATATGATTATCAACAAACCCCATCTGGCTATCAAATGACTTACAAAGAACTCCTGCAACAGCTTCAACAACTCGACGAAGATCAGCTCAATTCTGATGTTGTTATCTATGATGAAGGCATCAATGAGTATTATCAACTCAAAGTTGAGTTAGTGTTTGCAACTGAGCGATGTCAGGTACTTAATCTAGACCACCCTATCATTCGTTTCTGATGATGTACGCAACCCTAGCTGAGTTTCATAGTTACGTCTTCAAGTTCTATGGCCGTGGTGGTGTGTATCCTATGGGTGCAACTTTGAAGGAGATTGCATCAGCAACTGAGATTCTGTTGGAGCAACTTACTGCAACAGATGGTGAGTTTCATGGTGATAGTATGGATCGTGAGCTTGTGCGGGACATTCTCATTTCAGAATACGGCTTAGAGTTTCCCGATTAAGCTTGTGACAGTTGGCGGGCCGTCCACCAAACCCGCCAAAGGGGCCCAGGGCCCTGTATCTTAGCCATGTTGAGACAAACAAACGCAATGCGCTACATCACTATCACCTTCGGCCCTCGCAACGATGATCCTAGCCAGTTCTACAACGAGCGTACTTGGTGGGATCGTCAGAGTCAAGCTGAGAAGTGGGGGCTTCAGTCTCTCTCAATCGCAGGTTGTTTCGGTTATGTTGTGATTGAAGAGGGAGAGGATTCGTGGAAGATTGTGGATGAACTTGGTGCTCCTTCTAATGCTGTGAGTGTGTCTGCTGAGTATAAAGGTGGAGTCACCTATTCTGTTCAACCTGCACCTAAACTTGTTCTGGTTTGATGAACTACCGAATGAGAATTATGTTGTCTCCAATTATCTCCTGGCACCGACATGTTACAGGATACTGGGAGAAGAAACTCCCACACATTCCTGGAGCAAACTCTAAACAATTCTGGAACATTATCAACGGAAACTGATGCACACTGGTTACACTTTCAACCGAGTTGAGTTCACTCAAGATGAGGAAACTTGTCTCTTGCGTTTGATGTTCCAAGCACGAGATTGTGGGAACTGTAATGTTGATGAAGAATGGCTGCCTTTGTGTAATGATCTGATCACAAAGTATTACAACAGCCACATCAAAGAAGCTCAACCTTTCCAAACTCTCTGAAATTATCATGGTCGTTCACTTCTACGAAGGTCAATCCTACTCCTGGAATTATGCCAACCGCAGCTACGATGATAGTGGTTGCTGGGAAGATTATCTGTCTGGGGATGAGTATGAAGAGGCTCTAGATCGTAAGCGGTTTGAGCAATCAAATCGGGACTGGTAGGCCAATTTACTGGCTGCACACTAAATCCGCCGAGTGCAGCCAGAACCTGTATCTTAGCCATGTTGAGAGGAATCGCAATGACCGAGTTCCAAACTATCATCAACGATCTGACTCCCGAAGAGCGTAAAGCTCTAAAAGAAGCAACTGCTCCCGAATGGGTCAAAGCTATCCGTGAGACTGTCAATGATCCAAACTTTTGGAATGACATGGCTATTGCTTTTGCTCAAGGAGTTATCAACGGATTGAATGATGCTCTGGATGACAACAACAATCGCCGTCACCGCTGATGACTGACGCACAAAAGCTTGAGGCACTGACTGACCTTCTCTCCAATGTCATTCACTCTCTGGAGATGACAAAGTATGAGATTGAAGATGTATCAGAGGCAGCAAATGTGGTTCGTGAGGCAGACCACTATCACCAACAAATGCTAGACATTCTTCATGGTGGCCCAGTTGAAGAACCTGCACAAGCCCCCTAGACTTCTCCAGCCAGATCCTGTATCTTAGCCATGTTGAGAGGAATCGCTCCCCAATGTTTGACGAACTCTGGTCCGAGATTGCTGACATGCCTGGTGAAATCTTTGACACCACGATGACAGCAGAAGAACGAGCTGAGTTTCAGCGAGTTTGTGAAATGTCTGAAGAAGAGTATTACTACTACATGGAAGCTGCCTGAAATGATGAACGATCTCCGTCAACGTTGCATGGATCTCGCCGATGAAATGTCGGCCGAGGTGAATGGAAACCTGTTCTATGTTCCCGATGAAGACATAGAGGATTGTCTGAAAGCTTTGACTGAGGATAACATCCAAGATGTCGCAGCTGAACTTGCAAACTTAGCTCACTGGTTTAACTGATCATGAACCTGAACACTCTTGAATTGCTCATTGCTGACTGCTTTGAGTACATTTATGACCGCGACGCCAAAGCTGGTGCGTATTGGTGTGAACAACTCTTCACCAAGCAAGGTGACATCAAGCGTCACATGATCACTGAGATGACGCTACAACGGCTTGAGAACATCGCCGCTGACCTTTATGATCATCAGGAAGCCTGAAATGACGAATCAAGAATGGGTTGATGGCTTCAAGATTGTGCTGATCATCCTATTTGTGATTGGTGTGATCATTCTTTATGTTCACAACATCAAAGTTGAGCATGCTGATTGTATCGCACACGGCGGCCAATGGGTGCATGGACTCAGCTCAGATGGTGGGGCTCAATTCTACTGCATTGAGCCCCCTGGAATCTAACACAAACACAACACACAAAACAATGCAAACCACCAAAGCTTTCCCTCCCGCTGACGATCTGATTATGAAACTGCAAGAGATTGACTACATCAAACAACTGAACAAATACATGGACATTGTTGAAACTATTGTGGTATGGATTGCCGCAATCGCTACTATCATCTTTGAGAAGTTTCAAACTCTAAAGATCACAACTCCTCAAGCTATCTCCGATTACTTCTACTTTAGCTTTAACATGCGCTATGCTCCTGGTGATGAGATTATGGCTCTGAGTGTAGGTAATCTTTACCTCGGTTTGTATAGCGATTCGCTGAACTGGGGTGTGCTTGACGAGAACGGCTGCCTCTGATTTGATCAAACATCTAATTTGATGCAATTCTGGCTGCATGGGATGATCCAATCTACCTGTCAGCCAGTTTTAACGCTTTTTTCGGTTTCTGTCCTAGTGGTGGCCACGAGTCTCACCGCTTCCAACCTGAGACCAGCAGGGGGCTTCTGCGATCCTGACCAAACCTGGGGGCTTGTGACAATTGGCTCCCTGGGCCAGATTCTCGCCAAAGGGCCCCTCGGCCCCATATATTGGCCACATGAGGGAGAGGGAACGACCCCGACCCCGACCAAACCATTCTCTGCTCAAACCATGCGTAAGATCGAAACCCTGATGAACAAAGCTATCCAGCAAGAAATTGACTGGAAGCTGGACAACACCGAAGTCATCAGCTGCTCCAACGTTTCTGATGTCTACCTGCATGGCAATCTGATTGCTCGCATCGGTGAAACTTGGCTGGAACTGTTCGACGGTGGTTGGCAGACTGCTACCACGAAGTCCCGTCTGAATGCTATTCTCGCTGCACACGGCTGCCCTGGTGAGCGTGTCTTCCAACAGAAAGGCCAGTGGTTCATCACTATCAACGGAGCTAAGGTTCCTTTCTTCTCCGGTATGCGCCTGAACTGATGGCTAGAACCAAGACGCTAACATTCAAGTCACCCGACAAAATGAAAACAATTGGCCTGATCTTTGTGATAGCGTTCTTGTTTTTCCCATCAGTTCGTTACACCACGGGGAGCATGATGCACTCTGCCGCTGATTTCATCCAATCCACAGCTAACTGATCATGATGACACTTACCGCTCTTAATTTTCAAGAACTCGATACACTTTTGGCTGTTCTTGAGTCTAGCGATTGGTGCTACTTGACTGAACTTACAGAGACAGACATTCCGGCTCTGTATGATAAACTTTCTGAAATGCGGGACGAAGTGTAATGAAACACACCAACACAGTTCGCATCATCGACCGACTTGGCTTGTTCCCTGAGACTAGAGGAAAAGCCCGCTACATCTCGGTCAAAACTTATGCTCATGCAATGGAGATTGTGGATGAGCAGAACAAACTCGGCAACACAGCTACCCTGATTAACTGGTAACAAATTATGGGACATCATCGCACAATGGTTGAAACTGAACACTACGAGCTTCCGCTTGACTTTTATCTCAAGTGTGAGTTCATTGCTGCTCAATTAGAGGTCACAGTTGATTACCTTCTCGATGAGTTTTACGATGACGGGGAGCTCATTGTGCCAGACTTTGTGCAAGAATGAGCAGCGATGTGACAGTCTTCGGACTGTCCACTAAATCCGCCAAACCCCAGCCAGTCTTGGTATCTTAGCCATGTTGAGAGGTTCACGAATGACCAACGCAACCAACTTCATTCCCTGCACTGACATCGAAACCCGTCAAGCTATGTGGGTTGGTATGAAATACGATGAGCAACTTGGTATCTTCAATGCTGTTCAAGTTGCATCGGCTTTCGCAGATCGTTATGCGGAAGATTACAAGCCTGTGACCTTCTGTGACTGAATCCAACTCTACATCTTCCAAACAAATGTTCACAATCACCTATCAAGTTCCTTACAACAACTGTGAGTGGAGGACTCAAAGCTTCAAGACTCTTGAAGAAGCACAACGGATGATAGATTTCTACCGTTCTTGTGGTTCACCTTGCAAACTTGTTTGAGTAATTTAATCATGCGAATCGCTCTTCTGATTGCTACTCTTGCTCTTGGACTGAAGACTGGTCTTGCTGCTCATGCTACGGTGAATGCCTATCAAGAAGCACAAGCCGAACGGCTGTGCCAGATTGATCCAAGCTACTGCGGACTGAAGCAAAAGTAGGACAGTCTGATGGCTGTCCACCAAATCCGCCGAACCGACCCGTTTGGCCCTATATTGGCCACATGAAGAACAACACCACTCAAATGTCACTTTTCTCCCAAGGCTGGAAAGCTGAAGAATACTTCGGTAGCGAGCTGACTGCTCATCACATGAACACTCGTTCGGTGTATCGTTTCAAGGAGAATGCCAATGTGAGCATCACTCACTCCGGAAAGTATGCTGAAGATGGAACTGTTGATGTGTTCACAGTTTCTGTTCGTGAGGAGATCAATCCTCGCCACTCGGTTACTCAAACTGTTGAGACCTTTGCTAACTTTTTGGACGCATACTACTGCGGTGTGCAGTGTGTCAACAATCTGAATCTTGATCTCATCACTATTAACTGAATCAATTTACTGAGCAACTATCATGAACATTTTTGACCTGCAACGTGATCTCCAGAAGGAAAAGCTTTCTCTGGAAGAATTGCTGACTGAAGTGAAGGCTTCACTGGTGACGATCAACGAAAACCTAGAAGCTGTTGATCGAGTTGCCAAGATGTTTGGTGGAAAAGCCACATCGCCCGAACACAATCAAGAGTTCATGGCTAAACTACGTTCGCTGCTCTCTCAGAAGTTCAGCCAGAGGGAAGTTGATGAACTCATTGAAATTATTGAGCAAGATGATGTGCGGAGGCTGAACGGCAAACTGAATAAGAACCCTGCAAGCTACACTCACCAAGTTCTCGCATTGTGCTATCAGATGCGAATTGTGAATGGTAACATTCAAGATCACATGAAGGATGCGATTAAGCGTCTGCGTGAAGCTGGCCACATTTCAGTGGAGCAATCTAAGTGGTTTGTTTCACAAGGTTTCTAATCATGTGACAGCCATGCGGCTGTCCACCAAATCCGCCGAGACCCGCCATCTGATGTATTCTAGCCATGTTGAGAGGAATCGGAACCCAAATGAAAGTCTACGCTGTGATCGGTGGTTGGGATTATGAAGGCGAAGACTTTCAATCCCTGCGCCTGTTTGATTGTTTCTCTGCTGCTGATGCGTACCTGAAGCAACTTGATGAAGAATACGATTATGCTAAGATGGACACCCGCGAGGTGTGCATGGAATCTGCAATCGCTGCTTGATCATGAAAAACTATCGCGTTCGTGTTGAAACTAACGATGGCTGTGTCACGATTTGGTATGAGAAATCAAACGCAAAACGTGCTTGTGATCTTATCAACAATCGGGTCTACAATCAGCTCTGTGGGTTGAACATCAAGGAAGTTGAAGTAACTCCTTCCGTCTGAACTTTTCTTCTTAATTAACACAAACACAAACTCATGACTAACACTTTCGACCGCGCACAACTCGTTGAAGATTACATTCAACAACTGATTGAGGGAATGGACTATAAAACAATGGAGTGCTTTGTTTATGATACTATGAAAGAGAATCTTTCTAGTTATACTGATGAAGAATTGATTACAGAGGTTCAAGACTACTATCCTGAGCTGATTGAAGGCTGATTCGCCATTTGCGAATAGAGAATGAGATGCGCTCTAAAGACACTCACATTCCCAAACACTTTGCTACTCTCATGATTCAAACTCGTAAAGACTTCTTCATTCAAGTTCTCGATCAGTTTGCTACTAATGGTAACGAACTTCTGCAGATTCTGGATGACATCGAATCTGGCGAATGTGAATGCTTTCTCGAAGATTGAGCTCTAATTCTTTACACTTTTCCCAAACACTTTTCTTCTTTTTCTCATGACTCTTCAAACTGCAATCTCCATGCTTCAGAGTGCTCGCAACGGCGCCGAAATGCTTGAGGTTCTTGATAGTCTCGCAGGTGGCTATGAGTACATCGAGTCCCCCATGATTGCTCAGGTGCTCGGAGTGCCCACGCTTGAACCAATGGAGTTCTGATGATAGAATAGAGGGGGCTGAATAAGTCCCCTTTTGTGTCAACTTAACCCCGTAAATTGACTTCAATTCGTCACAACTTACGACATGAAGAAACGCTACCTGATTGCTGCATCAATTCTGCCATTGACTCTGCTTGTGTTCGCAACAGTTCGGGACAGTTGTGCTAATCCCAGCTATGCCCAATACTTTACAGAATCATGCCAGACAAAATGACACAATCAAATTGGGCTGAGAATCTAACACCTGAAGAGCAACAACAAACTTACAACGAGATCGTCAATTATCTCAAAGAAGAAGTGCTTTCACAGGTGTCAGAAAAGTATGACAAACCCATTGCCTATAAGTACAGAAACGTATAAAATAGTAACGTACCTTCAACCACATTCAAGGACACACACTCATGCAAACCATCAACAACAAAGTTACACGCTATCGAGTTACGTTAGACTTTACAGTTGATACATCTAACTGTGTAAGTCCTAAGGAATGGAACTGGGCTCAACTTCTCGAACTTGGTAACAGCGAATCAGTCAATGAGGTTTATGTAGAGAATCTCGGAGAATATAACATTCGTAGGAGCAAGTGAAGATGGGAGAAGATCAAGAGTTTTTTTACAACGAAATGATCGAACAAAGTTACTACGAAGAGGGAACGATTGACTGGGATGATTGCTCTCAAGGTGCGACTGAAGTAGAGTCTTATGATCCATAAGCTTTCAACGGAGACAACAGCAAAGGAGGAGTGGAGTTACATTGCTTTAGTCCTCAAAGAGTTGTTATCAATGAGTTATGAAAGCTTTTCCACAAGGCTGTTGAAAAAGCTGTGGAAAAATGGCTTTAAAATAAATGGCTAAAAAAACATGGCTTGTGTGAAAGCTTTCTCGTTTATGTTCTCTCTGTGGCCCCTCTGATGGCTTATAAAAAAGCCTCTGAGCCTTATGCTTATGTCCTCTAGAAAGCCTCTGAGACCTTGTGATCTAAGCGTGCAGGCTATCACACGACCGCATAAATGTCAAGAGGCACCTCACATAAGTCTCCGGGACCACACAATTTGAGCAACTTACCCCCC